ACATCCTTGTCCTTTGCCAAATTGACTAAAGCGGGGACGATCGATTTGTCTACTTTAATCTCATTTTCTTTTAAAATCTCATTAATTTCTTTTCCGGACTTAAAGAGCTGGCACCATGTCTTGATGGCGCTAGTTAATGTTTTTTCACTAGCTTTCTTAACTTCGTTTTGAACTTTGTTTAATTCCTTATTTGTCATCCTGTTTGCCCTTGCCCTAGGGACTTGTATAGGCATATGGCGTGCCTGTTTGTTAATGTTGTTATCTTACAAGGGCAAATATACTACATGTTTTATTGTCAAACAAATATTTTGCAATAAAAATTCGACGATTATATGTAATAAATCTAATCAAATGTAAATGTGTATTAAAATATTGATTTATATTATTGACAATCAACAAGTTAAACCAAAAATAAGCATTCTTTTTTTCGGCTCGTTGATCGTTTGCCGTTCCTGTCTCCCCGCCTTTGTTAGCGGGGGGGCGGGGCCAAAAACGGCAGCCCGGCCGGGCCGATTTCGGGGAGGTGGTCCGTCCCGCATATCATCCTCCCCGAATATCCCTCATACTTCCTCACAACCATATCACCTTCCATCTCATTTAATTTGTTATATTTGCGATATAATTAAAACATAATATATTATGAATAAAGAAGTTAAATACATGATGGGGGGGGGTATTTATATCCTTCGTAAAAATTTATTCTTATGATAAGGAGGAGATTTTATTCAAGTTATAAATCCCCTGTTGATAATGGCGTTTATGCCGTTAAACAGGATGGTAGATTAATACCTTTGTCAAAGGCGGATTATCAATGTATATCCGTAGCTATTGTACATGATGATCATAAGATCATGATTGAGAAGAATGAAGATTCTAATCAAAGCTACAAAACAGCCACGTCCGGTTTGCCCGATTCTTCTAACAAGACTTACTCTTTTTATTGGGGTGAATATGGTACGGATCAGACCGGCATTACAAATTATGACAAAGTAGACGGGAGCAATGATTTTGGTTTCCTGAAACCTGAGCAAGATTCATACAAAGGTACTCCATATCTTCCGGATGATGTTAGCTCCTGGACGAATGGGGCTTTATCTGATTGGGATGGGAAAGCGAATTCCAATGTATTAAAAGGGGTGACTACCGGTGGCGGTTCTTATACTTCCTATGCGACAGCCGGTCATGTACTTAATACGTTCTTAGCTAGTGCTGACGCTAAGGGATATGATGATTGGTATATCCCATCATGTGGTCAGCTTTCATTGATATATATGTACTTGATTAGCGTCAATAACGCGTTATTGGCTATTGGTGGACAGCCGTTAGATACCAGATATTATTGGTCTAGTTCAGAGCATAGCTCCAACTCCGGATGGATCGTACTATTCAACAATGGGCGCACATTCACCCGATACAAGCGCCTAACCTCTTCTGTTCGATTTGTACGTGACATCGAGTGATCATACACCCTACTGACCCAATAGAACGGGGCTGGCTCCCATCCCTTATAGCCTTCCCGGCGGGTATGACGCCAGCCCCCTTCCTTGGTATCTTCCCTCCCCCATCTAATATAATTTATTATATTTGTACGTAACTTAAATTATTTAATCATGTATCAATATATTACAGATAACTTCGTGGGGGGGGGGTATTTTAACCCTCAGATAAGGAGGGGGTATGTTTAGGCGCAGGACTTCTTCTTCCGGTAAGATCCACTACCGTATTAATATAGACAAGAGCATGTGTCCTAATCCTGTAGATATATATATTGATGGAGATACATATCAATCTGATTTTAACGGATCTTATCTTGATATATATCGCAATAAGAAGATAGAAGTTATAAGAATAGGTGGACAGATAGTTTCAAAGGATCAACAATATGAGTACAACATTTTATTAGGCACGACTGGAGGTGTTTCAAAAGGGACTCTCACGTATCTATATAATTCTGGTATGCATTGTGATTTAGCTGATACCGAGTTATACGGGGATAGGATAACTAAATTTACTCCTATAACGGAGATAACCGATCCTGAGGAGATCATCAATTTCACTTACATGCCTGAATTTTATAATCAGATTACAAGTAACAATCGTATAACTTGGCAAGGTCATCTTATAACAAGTGATCATTGTATAACAGCCAATGCCTGTGAGGGATGCCAATCTGTTGCCGTTGGAACTGGCATTTACAATAACACCTATAATGTAAATATAGTAATTGTAGTACCATCATGATATATTGTGAGGAGGATGTAGTACCAAAGGGAGGTAGGCCTCCCTTCATCCCTCCGGGCCTACCCATCGGGGCTTCCGCCGGCTACTTCCCTTGGTATATATCTTTATTATGGAATAATAGATAGGTAGTGGCACGACCACCACCTTAATATCGTATGATCAAGTATCCGGCACGAATTTATCCAAGTCAAAGTTCTTAGCATAATTCCAGATCCTTACATACCTAAACATTCCCGGGAGCCCCATGTTATATGCTGATGGATATCCTCCTATATTAAAATAATATGTTTGATAGTTTCGTGTATACATCACATTAGTCGCATCCTCATAATTCAGTACTCCTCCAATATATTCCCTTAAATACCCATTTCTCCACGACGCCATTACATGTACCCATTGATATGCTGGTATATCTACAGATCGTCCTTTGGTATAAAAAAGTTTAGTCCCAAATGATGAGACATTAACACCTATACATAAATAGTCTTGTGTAGTAGATTGGGTTCCATATGGAGCGAATAGATAATATCTTCCTTCCTGTTGTGTATTTAAATAGAGCAACGCTTCTATGGATATTTCGTTATCTGGTTGAGGGCATGGTAATATATTCGAGTCATTATCAAATTTGATATAGGAATTGTAGGCTCCTACTCTTCCCATGGAAAATACATATTTACCATTATATTTATCAATATCCATATACATAGATTCATCCACATTCATATTATATTTTGACAGATCTTTTATCCATGGAGCTTCCACGTAAAAATAAGCGTCATTCACGTTACCGGACGGCGGAAATGGCATTTGACTTAACATTCTTCTTCTTAACATAATCTATTGTTTTTATGGAGGACGGGAAATACCCCCCCCCATTGAGTTAATTTTATTTAATATCATATTATTATGCATTTTGTACATACAAATATATGATTTATTCTCAGATCATGTCGCTGAATCCAAGGGAACGGGCTGGCTCCCATCCTTCCGGGCATCCCCCGTCCTCCCTCCGCCTCCCGTTATTTTTGGCTTCCTTCTGGTTTTATCCTCAAAATTTCATATCTTTGGGACAAAACTATAATTATGTTTAGATACATATTTCATAAGCTTAAGATCTTCTTCTGCGACGACGACGTTGAGAAGATATATGTAAGGGACAGTACGGTTATCCGCAACAACGAGATCCATAGGATGTATGACGAGATACTGGACGAGCTAGGTGATTTGGCTACTGTCGTGTCAAGGAACTACGTATATGGCAAGATAAAGGACAGGACTGGATTAAGCATCCGTCATATCAGTAGGATAATAAACCATACTAAAGTTGAGGAGATATGATTAAGGACGTAATGGAGAGGGATATGATAAATGAGATATCCACGTTGTTCGTGATGATATTCATGTCCGGGTTGATGTTTGTCATGCCGATGTTAGATATAGAGTGCGATGATATTGCTATCATAATAGGATCAGGAATAATACTATCTTTTATACTAACCATAATACCGATCTTGCTTTCTTATGATATAAGGGATGAGATCATTGAGTTGATTGAGGATCTGGATAACCAGATAGTGGTAGACACATCGGTATATAAAACGGATCTGCCCTAGGAATTACCTAGGGCAGGTGGTATGCTATTTTCTTTTAACATACTTATCTATCAGATCTATTGATAGTTTAGCGCCCAGTTCTTCCTCCAACAGGTTAAGGTAGTTCCGGTGCAGGCATCCGCCCCTCTCCACCTCCCTAAAGCCGGCCCCGTCCCGGATCCTGACCAGCCCTTTCCTTGGATCCATGTCGATCAGATCCCGAAGCTCGTTCATGTTCTTGAACCGGTTCTCTATTATCTTAAATACATCGATCTTAGGTTTCTTATCCTTGATCTTTATCTTAACCCTTCCGCTCATGATCACCTCCCCGTGCTTCCGAATCCACCATCGCCTCTATCGGTATATCCGAGGTCATCCAACGACTTCACCTGATCCCATACGATACGTTCCCTCCTACGGATAAGCAATTGAGCTACCTTGTCCCCAACCGAATAAGAAGGATCATCATAACAATCCACACGTCTACATACTACCATAATCTCGCCTCTATATCCTTCGTCAACGGTTCCCGGGGCGTTTTGGATAACAGACTTTGTTTTGGTGATGCTACTACGAGGGCGTATTTCCATCTCATAATCCTCCGGCAATGCTACATGTACACCGGTATGATATATGGTCCTGCCTCCGTCAAGTTCTACATCCTTGACGAACAGATCCATGCAAGCGTCCTCCTTATGGGCGTACTTAGGCAATATCGCTCCTTCTTCCAGCCATATCTTGACCTTACAAGTATCTATATCTTCAAGTAATGATTTTACCTCATTATAACTCATTGGTTGTTCTGACGCCAATGAAATGGCTCTTGCCAATACATTTTTAATCTTACTCATCGTATCTTGTTTTTAAATTCCTTTCCTTTCGGACATTGTAATTTACATTCCTCGCCACAAGCGGAACAGTTGGGTCTCATTCCGGGCACCCCTCTTCCCCCGTACGGCCAGTAGGCATAATCGCAGACGCTCCAGAACGCCTCCATCGCCTTGATCTTGGCATCGACGGTTATCTTCTCCTTCACCTTTTTCATGCTCTTCCTGAACTCATCTTTCATATCCTTCCCTTCTATCTGTCTGGCTTTACGTCTCTCGTTCCACCAATTGTAGTAGAATTTGTCCGCCATCTTATAAGCTTCGGGGTCAAATTTATCACGATGCAGGATAGGTGCGTCCTTGATCTTTCTCAAATTCCTGCCACAAACATAAGCAAGCCCGGCGTACGGAGGTATGTCCTTAGGATCAACCAACCCATCAGGAACGCAGTAGTAGAAGTAGTTGGGGCGGCCGTACCTGACCCAGTCCCCGGTCTCGTATAGGGCTTGCTTCCGTGCCTCGAACCAGCCTTGCATTACTTGGTGCTTACCCTCTTTCTCGAAATCCTTGTTATAGTCAGCCAACGAGATCTTCACCTCAACCTCATAAGCGTACATGGATCTGGTTATAGCCAGATAATCGGACTCCCAATTATAGACATACAAGTTGTTTATAATCCATCTAGGAGATACCAAGAACTGTCTGTTAATGATATCCAATATCCCTCTTTCAGTGTATTCAGCACCTTTATTTGATTGCCGTGTTCCCATCTCCTGTCAGAGGATTATTCCTTAACCCAACCGCCATTATAGCGTTCGATACCAATCTCCGTAATCCACCCATATCCTTATCATGGAACGAGAAAGTAGTTAAGTTATGTGATTCAGTAATCTTATCATAAGACTTTATCATCAACACAGCCACATACTCACCAATCATCTTCCCATTCATGATATCAAGATCGATTATGCCGTGATCTATTAGATCAACCACATCCCATCCTGATGGTAGATACGTTTTTATCTGATTAATGTCCATAGCAAATAGTATTTATAAAAAGGAGGGTCGTGCTACCCTCCTATAGATTACACACGAAAAATAGAACTGAAAGCGATCTTAAGCACGTAAGATTTTATTAATTCCCGTAGGCTGTCTACCGGTTATCGTTAATTACCGACCTACGGGAATATGTTTAAGAAAACACCATGTACCCCAATCCGGAATCGAACCGAAATTTCATCGTTAGGACCGACGTGTTCTATCCATTGAACTATTAGGGCATATGTCCTTATTCTCACGAACCAGGACATCAAACGTCTAAACTTTAAAAAACCTAATGACAAAACTCTATGCTAGTTTTTCCTTAAAAAATAGCGTGGACCCGGCCGGGCTTGAACCGACAACCTTCTGGTTATGAGCCAGTTGCTCTTACCAATTGAGCTACGGGTCCTAAATACACCACATCGGCTTTCACAAGAGGATGTGGATAGGAATTTCTCGAAGTTTATATAGTAACTTTATGAAACTATTGTCCAACATTCTAGCATATAGCACCAATCCTCGAACGGGAACGTCTCCACGCCAGACCTACCCCATCCCGTCCCCCAACTGTTCTGTAGGACGAAGCCGGCCTTGTCCCAGCCGGTGAGGATAACGGCATGACCTCCCAAGTTCTGCCCTTGGCCTTGCCAGAATCGATTACCATAATTATAGCAATACAGACCTATAACCAAAGGCCCATTCAGCATCAAAGCTACCTTAGCCGATACCGGATCTATGATCCTAGCGTAACTGTTTATTTTCTCCCCATCTACGCCTACGTTCTTGATAGACTTGATAGCGTCACGAAGAACCATCCCGTCTTGATCCTTATCCTCTCTCAGATCATATATATCGTAGGGAGAGATCTTAGCCGGTCTTTTAATAGCCATTATACTCTTTCTCCAATTAAGTATCTCAGCCAAGCTTATTGCCGCGCAAATAGGGGAAGAACCTTGATCCACTACGCTATCAACGTTATTGACCTTATACTCATCAGGGACAGCCTCATGCTGCATATTCATAATAGCGTCCCTATCATCTGCTGGCGATGGTATGTAACCTAGTCCGTATTCCATTACTTATCTTTTTTTATGGTAATCAATTATCTTGATATTAAACGTATCGGATCTTTGCCTTACCTGTATAGACCCCCTAGCCTTCCCCTTGGCGTCGTACAGGGCGGTAAAGCCAAAGTTATCGACCCGGCCGTCGTCCAGCGTAAACCGCCACTCCTTCCATTGGCCCATCACGGTCCCGGAAGACACTATAGAATCCACTACATAAGATATGTCAGTAGTATCATATTCCGTATAATAGGTTCTTGACGTACTGCATCCGACAACCGCTAAGGTAAATAACGTTAACAAGAAAAACAAGATCTTATTCACTTTTCTTAGATTTTTTACGTTTCTTAGATTTCTTCTTATCCTCCGCCTTATTCTCGACATTTACGTCAATACCGGCATCAGCGACCTCAGGGGCGTTATTTTCAGGTATATCAATATGACCTGAGTTAGGATCCATCTTATCCTCATCAACAACAACCTCATTAGGAACATCGATGTCTAAAATCTCTGCCTCCAGATACTTGATACGATCTGACATAATTTTATTCTGGTCCTCAAGTTCCTTATATCTTCTTCTAGCCTCATCGAGTAATTTAGATGATAGTTTATGTTTCTTCTCGATATCCATATAAGCCCGTTTAAGAGTTTCTTTCTCTTTTACCGACTCATTATATAGCTCTCTTGATTTACTAAGCTCATTTCCCATCTTAACTATATGAGAATCCTTTGATTCTATATCTTTATTAATAGAATCAATGAGCGTATTAAGATAACTTACTTTCTCATTCAATTCAAATACCTTCGCAAGAGCATTTTTGTAATCTTCTCTTAATTTATTTGAATAGTTAATAGCCTCATCAAGATCCTGTTTTAGAGTATTTATATAGCTACTCTTTACTATCTTCAATCCGAACATCTTTATTGCTGTTATAAGTTTCACGAATATCGGCTTTTATCTTGCCGACTATAATTAACTCAGCTATATGTTTATCTTTCTCGACTATAGCCATATCTTTACGGACATTAGTGACCCTGATCATGATATTCCCGTTATTAGACGAGACGAACGGTGATCCTACCAAAGTAAGTCCCGTATCTCCGGTAAACGACGGCAGCATCATCAACACCCCTATGGTATTATCCGGAAACGACGCCCATACCCCTGTGTCTATATCAAGGACATCACCCTGTCCTAATGGGAAAGCATTACCCTGCTTGATAGGAATATCCTTACCCAACGAGTTCCATGCTTTCGAGAATCTTACGGAGTTAAGGAAGATCTTCCCCTCTTTCTCTATCATCCCTACCATAGGGTCGCAATTCAATCTAACCTCGTTTTGTTTATCATCCGGCTTCTCCTCAAGCTCATCAAGGTCTCTGGCTGATGTAAACGACTTGCTTTCCAGAAGCTTTTTAATATCCTCAATACTGGCCATTATAATTTGATTATTAAATAAACGATCTTCAATCCTAACTTCAAATCAGATGTCTTCTCGAACATCTCCCTAAGAGGTAAGATAGTAGCGTCAAGATCTGACGCTACCCATTCTCCATCCTTATAATACATATCCTTTTCCTCGGAATACGCTATACAAGATCGATGCCCTAGGTTCTTCATAACCGTATCTACCTTATTTTGGGTAGGCATCGAGACACGATTCACTTTAGTAGATATATTGAAATTACTCTCCATTAACTTTCTGTTTTTTAATTAGTTAATTAAAATGGAAGATCACTGTCGTCTCCAAAAGGAGGATATTGAGGAGGTTGTTGTTGACCTCCAAACAAAGGGGCTTGCGCTTGCTGCGGAGCCTGCGTAGCGTATGACGGTGGGGGCGTTTGCGTTATAGCCTCACCAGCGTTGTTTTGGCTTGGAGACTGAACCGGTCTCACGCCATCCGCTTTAATACTTTGGATATATTTATTAAGTACCTGATAAGCGAAAGCGTCTTGGGTCGTATAATCAAACTTCTTATTCCCCATTATATCAGTACTCTCAACCCTGTCAGGCCATCCATTCTGCCCGTTCTTATAATATTGCTGGATAAGCTCGTCCTTCCCATCTGGAGTTTCCCTAGCGTATGAAATGAAAAAATTACCGGGAGCATATTGATCCCCTTTCTTAGCATGAGCAGGATTGATCACCACCTTACGTTTCAGGTCGATATTAGGCAAGTACCTTACCAGTGACTTAACGTAATTATTGATACCTCCTTTTTGAGTCATCAAAGGAACGTTTATAAAGTAATTACCATCCTCATCACTTATCTTTATGGATAAGTATTTGGCATTTATTCCATTGAACTCCACTTCTCGCACATTGATATCAGACAAATAACCTTCGATACCGTTCCAGAATACCCTCCAATAAGAAACGGCTCCGGTCTTCTCGTTTATATGCTCCTCGAAACCTTCCTTTGGTTCTCTTGATGACTGATATAATAATCCGCTACCACTTACTTTAAAGTAATGGTTATTACCACCTGATGAATTTTCTCTAACTCCCATTTTATGTATTTTTAAATATTAAACAATAACTGATGATGACAAGAAATACTCGTTCTTATTATCCTCCCCATAAATCTTATTGAAATGAGATTTATGATCATGCTCGATAACCACCCTATTACATGAGACGCTTTTTATAATACCAAGATATCTTCCACATAATACGTTACATATAATATCTTCACCATGATAAGACAAAGAAGCAAGTCTCTCCTTACATGATTTACCGGAAGACGGGTTCTCTGACATAATACCGCATCCTTTATCGGTAAATATCAACTTGCAATGATCGAACTCATTTACCTTAAGATTGTTTTGGAGGGCTTGGACGAGTAGATCCTTATCAAAGACATAGGTACTTGTTTTGACAAAATGCTCGTCCACGAACCTCCAATTTGGATAATTACCCTCAAAATGGGTCTCATACATATCCATATCAGGCGTAGAGAAATAAGTCTTAGTATCGTCCACTTTTATAGACAACATATCCGATGACTTATTGATATGCTTATCAAGCAATATCGCAGATTCGTTCGATACCGGTATAAACATCTTCTCTACCTTATCCTGATTAGGGACAAAATACCTGTAAATAGTATTTCTATCCGTACTTACTATATTAATATTAATATCATCAATATCAATAACCACATTCTCGATGCATGGATAAAAGTCATCTACCTCCGTATAATCGCTGGCTTTGTTAAGAACCGAAACATAATCGCTCATCTTAACCTTAATTCCTCCATCAAGTATCTTATGTACCTGTGGGAATGTATTGATATCAAAAGCCGGACAACTATACTCACCAGAAGCGTAGTGGATCGTGATCTGATCTTTTCTATCCGAAAGCAGTATCGTAATCTCACAATTCTTCTGTTTTTTCATGAACTTAATAAAAGAGCTTGCCTCTACCAAGAAAGAGAAGTTAGAGTCAGCCTCTACCTCCAATCGCTCTATAACACATACCTTTGCATTTACGGAAGTGATATAAGCCAGATTATTGACAACATCTATCTTAAGATCCTTATAAAGGGAGTTGGGACCGGCATTCTTAACAACCGTCTCCAATTTGCCCAACTTCTCATTTAATGACTTCGACAAGCATCTTATAAGCATAACGAACAACTTTTTATTACATCGCAAATATAATCATAATTATATTAATACAAATACAATAAATACTTAATAGTATTAAAATAGTTTAAACTTACGTCTAATATACTCGGCTATAAGCGTAGCGTCACACATGCCGTCTTGTATCTTAGTAGGTTGTACTCCTTTTCCTGACCATGGTTTCACGAAAGAAACCAAAGGGAAAAGGCGCATGGCACATCGGATGGAGGTAGCCTTCGTGTCTAACTTCGCCGCCGTATACACCCGATCGGCTGTCGTATGAAGCTCCTTCTGCCAGGTCTTTGGTTGCACCTCCTCGAACATGAACCTAACATCCGGGTGAGATCCGTATCGCTCCATCATCTCCACCATCATAGCGAATAGGGCGTTCGGTTCCCTGCGTCTCCCTCCAAAGGTGAAGTTGCTGGCGGCCGAGCTGTTGTGGATGCTGTGGACGTCCTCGACGGCGATCGCCAGCGTCCCGCCTCCCTTTTCTTGGATCTTGTCAGCGGCATCGAGGAAGAAGCTTGATATAGCCCTAAGATCTATATCCCCCTTAACCGATATCCTTGGAGTCATAATTACCTTAATATCCCCGTTCTCCGGGATCATAGACAATCCTCCGGTGTCTATACCCGGATCTATACCTATTGATATATTCATAACTTCAACGTATATAATGAATGGAAATCCTCCGGTCTAAACACCTGTATTGAGTTATCCGGATACATACCTATATAATAACCGTAAAAAGCCCGTAGAATGCCATTTTCTAGGATTATATCCAAAGCCTTTACCTTGTGACCGTCAACCATCACATCAAGCTCCTTGGTTCTTTGGGATATCTTATCAAACCATTCAGGTATAGGATCAATCCCGTACCTGAATGCGTTTACTGTTGATTTTATCGATATATATGTTCCCATGATCAGATAAGATTACAATCGTCACGTTTAACAACCTTAAAATCACCATTGCGAAGGAATATCGCCACATCAGATCTCGTATACGTAAGAGGTGTATACGATACCAAATGATAAGATGCCTGCCCGACGGCGGGGCGAACCGGTCTCAATACGGCTATGGCTATATCTCCGCCAAGTTCCGTGCCACCGGTGACACCCTGTAGGCACATGTATATGAATCCCTCATACTCATATCTCTTTCCAATAAACTCACTCATGGGAATACCTACGAACAGATAGTTCTTCACATCCCCTTTCTTAACCTCGACAGCGTTCTCTACACTGGACGGTATTACGTCTACAAATTTTACTCCTATTGCCATGATTACAAATTCAATTTAGTTCTTAATTCTTGACACAATTCTTGATTATCCCTCATGATACTTAACGTATTATCGACTCCGTTCCCTACACGAACATCCCCGTACCAGTACCATGATCCTTTACGGATAAAGATACCGGTTTCCTCGCATAACTTCAAAAGTTCAAGTTCCTTATCAAACCCCACGCCATAATACAAGGCTGTCTCTGCTATTTGGAACGGAACGGCTGTCTTGTTCTTCAGCACCTTTATCCTAACCTCATGACCTACTGAAGATCCGTCCTCTCCTAATATAACCTTCTTTCTCGCCATCTCCATACGGATAGAGGCATAGAACTTAAGAGCGTTACCTCCGGTCGTTACCTTAGGATCGCCGTATATAACACCGATCTTCTCCCGATACTGATTGATGAATACCAGAACACAGTCGCTTTTGTTTACGATTCCTGTAAGAACCCTCATGGCTTTGGACATCAAACGAGCCTGCAATCCCATGTTGCTGTCTTCCATATCGCCCTCTATCTCCTTCTTAGGTACCAGATTGGCTACAGAATCTACGACAATAAATCCGACCTTCCCGGACTCGACTAACTTGGCTGTGATGTCAATAGCCAGCTCCCCGTAGCTTGGTTGGGAGATCAAAAACCGGTTTATATCTAATCCCATTTTCCTAGCGTACTCAATATCGAAAGCGTTCTCCACGTCTATTATAGCTACCAGCTTATCGGGGTGCTTTTTCTGGAACTCGATCATACTTAACGTACACATCATGGTCTTGCCACAAGATTCCATCCCGACCAGCTCATGGATCCGGCCTACCGCCCATCCGCCGCCGAGGGCCTTGTCCACCACCAGAGAACCAGTGCTTTCCCTTGGTATGGATATTATAGGCTTATCGTCACCGAAGTTCATTATCGAGCCTTCTCCAAGCTCTTTATTTAAAGATGATACTAACTCATCTACGTCTGAAAAAAGTTCTTTCTTAGCCATTACAACCCAAATTCCTCAAAATTAAACAAATCCTGTTGCTTCTTTATCATACCCTTACCGATATCAGATATCTTCTCCGGCAGGAACACGCCATCGTTATCATCCACCTTCTCCATGAAATTTGATACATTCTCACTTAACAATATCGCGTTATCATTAGGTACTGATTTTAGATAAAGACCATCAATCGATCTACATCTTGAAAGAGCGGTATATATCTGCCCGATCTCAAAAGACTTGCTCATATCAACGAATATATTGTCTAATGTCATCCCCTGAACTTTATGAGAAGTAATAGCGTATCCTAATCTTAACGGATATTGAATGATATAACCACAAGACGTTCCTTCTAAAGATCCATCTACTTGCCTGTATTTTATCTTATCCCATTTTTCTTTAGTTATATAAACCTCACTGCCGTCGGTAAGCTGTACGGATATAGCGTCCTCATATGGATCTATATCTGTTACTACACCCATAGAACCATTCACATACCCATTACCGTTCCTCGTTATTATAACCTTAGCTCCTACTTTTATTATAAGTTCATCCTCGCATGGAGCTATAGGTTTTTCACCGAATATCTTAGCCTCGAATTTAAATACCTTATTATCTATCTTATCAAGATTAGATTTGTTTATCTCATAAGCCTCCTTATTGGTTGAGCATATTACTATAGTATCATTCATATTCTCAGGGCATATCACCCTCGATTTTAGGATAGATCTAGATTCATCGGTAATAACCCCACATCTTATATCCTCCAACACAGACAAAAGTTGTGGATCTTTTTGACGGAATACCTTATCGAAGGTAATTACAGAGAACCCTGAGGCTCTTAATGCTTTTGACGAGAAAAAGAATCGGCTTTCATAATATTTATCAATAAAATCATCCGCAGTCACGACAGGAGGTAATTGCGACAGATCGCCGAACATGATCAGCCTAACCCCACCAAAAGGTTCCCTACTTCGTTTACATTGTCTAAGTATATCGGCAACCTCATCAAGCAAATCGGGTCTTACCATACTAATCTCATCGATAACGATAGTATCAAGATTCTTGACCTTACTTTTCATGAACGGACTTACATCAACCTTATTTGATAACATATTCCTCTCTACTGAGGGGATGTAAGGATCGTTTTTTATAGCGAAGAAAGAATGAATGGTTTGTCCTCCGGCATTCAAGGCCGCAACCCCAGTAGGGGCTACTATAACACATTTACCCAAGAACTTTACGATACGTCTCATGAACGTACTTTTACCACTACCAGCTCTACCGGTAATAAACAGATTTTCCCTAGTGGTGAAAATCTTTTTCAAGGCACGACCTTGCTCCACGTTTTGATCCACCGTCATAATATGACGAAGGAGGTCGTTTTCATTTCTAAAATCTTCTTGAACCATATCTTTTTAAGTTTATGGTACAAAGATACGAATAGTTATAATTAACTAATAAAAATAAATGTGAATAATATGTAAATATTAAATTTTATATCTGATATTCAAATCATCCAGCTTTACTCATCTCGAGCCCTTTTACCCCTAAAAAGACGTCTTTTATAAAATCTTCGGCGATGATTATATGCATTATCTTTCCTCTGTATGATAGTCTTAGGTGTCCGATAGTTACGTTCTTCCTGTCTTTGGCATTCGCTATTCCATTGTTTTTTTTTACCTCGTCATACAAATCGGATATACTCTTCTTACACATGCCTAAGAACATGCTTATGTATCTGTATATAGTTGACTGAGATATCTCATGCATGCCTATTCCCGCAAGCTTCTTATTCAACTCATTAAGAAGGTATGCTACATTGAACTTAATTGTCTTTCTTTTAGTTACTTTGTATATATGATGTACGTTTCTGGTTCTGGCCCTGAATATTATCTTGGAAAGGATTCTTACCCGATCAAGTTTCCGGCTTTTGTTAGCCATATTCCGTCTTTCGTCTGAGCTTAAATTCTTATCCAGACATTTGTATACGGATCTTTTCTTACCTACGAATATTTCTTTCGTATCCTCATTCTTCTTAGCCTTATACGAGTAGATCATGATATCAGATAAAGCTATTCTTATCTCGCCCTCTGCGTAAGCCTTAAGCGTCTTTAGCTGATAGTCTATATCCTCATGGCAGTTCTCTATAACATGTTTGTAGCAGAAATAAGCTATGCCATCGGATAGGATATCTATAAAATCATCGGTATTGATCTCGATACGGTCACGGTAACCATCTCTCATCCTATTTCTTAAAAATACATGCTTCTGTACATTTATGATAGAAAGATAAGCCGTTACCTGCTTACACTTCTTTTCTATAACCATACCGGAACCTCTTATATTATCTTTCTTGTTCGAGTATTTTACGGCCGTAACCTTCTTCCCGTCCTTATTAGTTACAGGTTTGTAATCTACTGGACAGACAAGTGATCCTGCCGGAAGCCTTAGGCATCCAAGCTCATCTTTTTTTGCTTGTATATCTTTTGGGATATATGCTTCGGTAAGAATCTTATCGAAATTTGATTTCATTTTCTGTAAAAGTGCTACCTTTGTCTCCATGAGATTTTTTATTTGCTGCGAATATACAAGTTTCATCAATACGAAACAAGTTATTCGGATGGATGGGTAGCCTGTGAAGGTCGCCCATTTGTTGTTTAAGGAGGGTAGGTAATGTTCGTAAAACGCTGTGCGCGTGAACGATCGTTTTTTCTCAACCTACTTGTTACGCGCGCGTTAATAGGTATATTTATTAAATATAATTAACTCTATAAACATATACTACTTTCTAATATCTCTATCCGTACACAGAACCTCTCCTGACGTCGAGTTCCTGTGTACTCCACTTAAAGTCTCTATTTAATAGCCAAGGTATGGTGCCGTCAGGCAGGATACCGCAGGCTAAACCTGGTAGAAGCCGTATCCTATACCGGAAGCCGGTACCCCGGTAGGGGGGGGATCGGGTGGAGCATAAGCCAAAGAAGAAAAAGCGAGGTCTTGTACGATCGCTCGCGCTCCGGCCGTCCGTATCCTCTACGGCAGGCTCCATCGCCCCAAGACTTCCCATTTCCTTTGGATTTATATCCCATAGCACGGCAGGAAGGCATCCAAAGGGAAAAGGTGTGGTCATGTCCCTTGAGGCAGGATAGGGCTGTCCACCGCCGCTCGGAGGCATGTATGGCCGGTGCTCAACTGACCTCGTTGCCGTGGCTTACGGTGGACTCATTCGGCCTTCCTCCGCCATTTCCACCACCTTTTTCCTTTGGATGTTCGTAAATACATGCTAATCAGCATATATTATGTTGATTATGGCATAATTTCTTGACAACGATATTTTTTTTAAGTAGTTTTGTCGAAAACTAATTTTATATGCCGGAACAGAGGAAAGCTTTCGTATTCGCGTTGCCTTACGACACTAGGCTGGATATGATCCAGCAGTTCTTAAGGATATACAACGGCTATCTGGATTCCAAGGGTAGGAGCTTGATTACTGAAAGGACGATAAACTTACTTTCTTTCTACATCAATTACGGATACTCGGATGATACCAGAGCCAAGTACATGGATTGTTATGGACAAAAGGAATCTTATATCGCTGTCCTTAACAATGAGCTAAAGCGTGGCGGTTTTTTAGTAGATAAAAAGAACGGAAATTTCCGTACCCGTGAGCTGTCTATTGAGATGAGAAGCCTACGTAATTATTTTGTTCTTGACGGGGAGGGTGATGACACCCGTGTAATGGGATTCGTATTCAAGAGAAACAAACTTAATATTGATGGATAGGAGTCTTATTTCGTTCGACAGGGATATTGTCGATGAGGTGGTGAGAAGATCTGGAGGAAAATATACCAAGCAACAGGTCGAGTGGTGCATGAAAGCATCCGTATCTTATATCCATCATCTCGCCAGATATACCGATAATATATCTATCAGGATCCCGTTTATCGGATACGTTATCTGCAATCTCCGTGAGATGCGTGTAAGACGTGATAAGATACGTAGGATATTTGTCAAGGAGGGTAATCGTTATCCAGACGAAAGGATGCCTATTGAGCTTGATTGCCTGGATAAGAAGATAAAGGTGATAGAAGGTATGGAGGGATTGAAGAACGGAGATCCCCTTACACGTGACAATCATGAGGCTATGTACCAATGCCGGTATGGCATGACATGGGAACAGTTACAGGATTTTCAACAACAACAATTTAAAAAATAATATGCAAACAATTGGTAAAGCCCAAGTAATAGCCCAAGCTTGGGAAGATAGTTTATTGGGCAGGATTCCTAAGGATGAGAAGGATTATCCGGAGTGGTACAAGAATCGTCTTGATTTATGCAAGAAATGTCCTAAGAACTCTTCTAATATAGCTTTCTTTAAGTTACCAGCTAAGGTATTGCTGCAAAGATTGATGGGAAGACAGGCATGTTCGTTGTGTGGTTGTTTTATCAAGGAGAAGGCTTGGATGAAGACCGAGGTATGCCCGTTGAAGTTCGTGGAAGGAGAGAAAGCCAAATGGAATGCTATGGAGGTGATAACAGCCGATCATAACGATTTTAATATCGAGTGTCCTAACGATTCCTTTGATATAGGACTTACGGATGACGAGAGCGAGTTTTATCTAAATATTTTTGATCAGAAAATAGGTGATAAGATAGAAATCGTGTTATTTATCACCCATAAAGATGGTTTCCATGTCAAGGATCATCATCTTTCATGTGGATGTATAGGAAACGTGTCATATAACAAACATCCTGACAATGAGAATAGAACTATATTTAGGATGACGTTAGATACCTCAAAATATACGGAAGGTCATTTTGAGAAACACCTATCTCTTACCGGTTATACGAAGGACGATCCTGAACGTAATTTCAAACATTTCCCGCTACGTATTATAGGGGAAGCTTATAAATAATGCCGTGAGAAATCTCGTAAGAAGCAAGATAGATGACCGTATCCATGCCCTTATTGTCATGGAAGTCGGATGCCGTGAGTTGCCTGAATATTCGTTGGGTGATATACTTTACTCCGCTTTAAGGAGGATAGCTAGGGCTAATGGTGGTAATGTCCGCTTCTTGCGGGATGTTAGTACCAGGGATTTATTGAGGTCTATAGACCAAAGCATCAGTGATGAGATTGAGTTAAACAACAATGATTATAATGCGTAATATGGAAGATAAAGATATAAAAACAGAGATTAGAGATTATCTTAAAGAAGAGGCGGATACTCATATAAGGCATTGGATAGCTATAAAACGTGAGAGCAAGCGTTTGTATAGCGATATTGAGGATAGGACTAAGAAGATAGCCCTTAAATCATCTTCATTGATAAAAGAGGAGGATTTTGTCGTTCTTCATGAGATGACCCATAAGATACAGATGTTGAATATAGAGGCTGTAAAAGTCAATTCTAGGTTGATGTTCATAATCCAGTTGGCTACCAGCTTCGGTATGGATCTGGATTTAGATACGACATATGCGTCCACCGCCAAGAGTATTATAGAAGACAGAACGTCTGGATTCGTGTTTTATGATGACAAGGAACGTCTGAGATACGCTGACAAGGAGCTTGAGGATATGTTCCATGACATGAGCGTGACGGAAGTAAGTAAGATCGGGGTTGTTCAATCTTATGAGCTTCTTATGAAACAGTATAACGAGTTTAAGGATATGAAAGCCAATGCCACAGGGAAGACGAAAGCCGACGAGTAGGGACGTCGATCGGGTAAACGATAATCTTGAGGTCATATCCAAGGCCGTGGATGACGCCAAGACGTATATCGCCAAGCATCCATGGGATAAGGAGAAGCCTGAGGATATGGCTAGGGCGTTCGATTTCATATCCAAGCTGATCGATAAGATCAACGTATGGAATGACTCGTATATGGAGAAGAGTGGGATCATGGATGTATACAGGAGTGTCAGCAATGTCCAGAAGAAGGAACGTAAGGGACAAGTGTCTGGAGGTATAGAGTCCGTATTAAAAAGTATGAAGTGATGGGGTTAAGCACGAGTCCAGAATTTTATGTAAACATGAAGAATCCTCCAGTGTGGAACGATTTGTTCGGCTGGGAGGATCAAGATGATGATGTTAAGCAGTTCTTCACGGAGGAGGCTTATAAGGTCAAGAACGGGGTGACTATCAACGGTACGTTCATCCCGCCATGGCTTTATTGGCATGTTAATTTCTTTCCCGTATTTCAAGATCTTCCAAATGGGGAGCGTGTTCCTGCTATCAGCCGGTTACGTGATAATGAATGGTTTTTCGCTGAGATGTACCAACGTGCCCGTCAGGAGAAGAAAGGGCTGGGGATGTTCGGTACCCGTCGTTTTGGAAAGGCCCTTCTGGACTCGGAGCTGATATATACTCCTTATGGACCTAAGAAGATAGGGTTCGCTGATATCGGTGATATCATATATGGCGATGATGGTAAGCTTACGACTGTAGTAGGCGTATATCCTCAAGGGTTCGTTGATATGTATAAGGTGACGTTTGAGGACGGGCGCAGTATAGTATGTTGCGGTCAACATCAGTGGAAGGTTAAATATCATGGTGATTATAAAGTCATGAGCACTATGGGTATCATCCACTCTGACTTCCAGAAGATGACCATAGATATAGGGGAGGCCGTGGATTTCCCCGAGCGGCGGTGGCTGATGTCGCCCCAGCTCCTTGGGTCTCTGACCGCCTCTTTCCTTTGTGGATCTACCGACAGGATCTTCGAGTTAAGCAATAAGGAGATGGATGATATTATTTATTCATCCAAAAAACAGAAAGAGTTGTTTATAAGCTCATTCATGAAGATAGCTTGCGGCATAAGTACTGGTGACGATCGTTTTAAGGTCGTTTACAAAAGTGAGTATATTATATCCTTCGTAAGGAAAATATTTTGGTCTATGGGATATTATTGCGTTATGGATGGTGATGATATGTATATATCCAAGACCCATAACAGGCTTAGGATATCCGATATAGATTATTACGGGAAGTATAAAGCTACTTGTATTGAGGTCGATAATAAGTCTCACCAGTTCCTTACCACTAATTTTGTCGTATCCCATAATACGACTATCATGTCATCCCTTCTTCAGATGAACGCTACCATGACGATCGGGCTTAGTCATTCCGTGGTAGGTTTCAGCGATAGCGATTTGTCTAATATAGGTGAGTATTGTGAGTATGGGCTTGATCATGTGCATCCTTTTTTCAGAATTAACAGGACCAAGACCGATTGGAGTTCTGGTGTCACCTTAGGCAAGCGTATGTCCAACGGGGTTCGTGATGTTCATGCCATAATATCCATAGCCAATATCAACATGGGTAGGAAGACATCCACGCAGAAGACTGCCGGTCTGACCCCAGCCACGGCTATTTTCGACGAGGTAGGTAAGGGACCTATCAAGAAACCGTACACGGCCGCCATGCCGTCCTACGACACTCCTTATGGCTGGCGTCTCAGTCCTATCTTGGCTGGTACCGGTGGTGAGGTGGAACTATCCAAGGACGCTCAGGAGATGTTCTCTGATCCTGATACATACAATCTCCTGGTCATGGACTGGGATATTTTAAATCGGAGAGCCATGAAAGGGAAAACATGGAAAGAACGGAAATGGGCGATGTTTGTCCCCGGTCAGATGGCTAACTCCGGTGTTAAGAGAACTATAGGATTGGGCGATTATCTTGGTAAGCCTGATGACAAGAAGCTTAATAAGATCAAGATCGACGCTACTGATTTCGAGGCTAGTACCAATAAACTTAATGAGGAACGGAAGAAACTATCTACAAAAGATAGGGTTGCGTACACTTCTCATACCATGTTCTATCCATTTACGATTGACGACTGTTTTTTAAGCTCATCCCAGAACCTATTCCCGGTCGAGTACGCTATCAAGCATAAGAATGATCTCCTTGAGTCGGGGCAATATAGCGGTATGCTGTGTGATGTCTTTCTTGAGTCAGGTAATAAACTGGGGACTACTAAATCGAATAAGCAACTGGCTGGATTCCCGTTTAGCGGCGGTGTTATTGACGCTCCTGTCCAGATATTCGAGATGCCTCAATCCAATAGGTTTGATGATTTTATTTATGTGGCGGGCCAAGATCCGTATAAGCAGGCCAAGTCTGATACTCCTTCATTGGGATCCTTTTATATATTCAAAAGGCGTGTTGGTATCCGAGATCCTTATGCCTATAGAATAGTTGCCTCTTACGTATCCCGCCCATCATCTATAGACCAATTCTGTCGTACATGCGAGGTACTTCAGAAAGGATATGGTGCTATATGTCTTATGGAGAACGCTGACCAGATGTATGAGCAGTATCTTAACCGTAAAAGCGGTATGCCAGCGTCTTTCTTTCTGTTTGCTGGTGAGGCAATAGCCAATAAGTATGTGAAGGCCGGCTCCCGGCAGAACAGCAAGCTGGGGCTATACCCGACCCCCGGCAACCAGAACCTGCTATTCTCGTGCGTGGTGGATTATTGCTGGCAGGATTTCGTTATTGGTTATGATGATCAGACTGGTCTTGATATAACTGTCAAGGGTATTGAGTTGATTGATGATATAGCTCTACTGGATGAAATAATACAGTACAAGCCCGGATTGAACGTCGATAGGATAATAGCGTTCGGGCATGCGTTGGTTCTCGCCAGATATTTTGACGATAACAACTACATGCCTAAATCGAAGATCGAGGAGATGAATAATGCCCGCAAGGAAGACGCTTATAAACACCATGAGGTATATGCCTCTGCCTTTGGATCGGTATCTATAGGAGCTTTTAGGTAAATGAATGTCAATTAAACGCCTATCTTTGTTGTAAATAAAATTGAATAATCATGGAAGTGTTTAATAGAGATCATTCGTTTCCAGCAAAAGGAGCGTTATTAGGATTACCTCCTCAGGCTATTTCCACGAAGAAAAAGAACAGGAAATGGAAGGAGGATTGTATGGACGCTCTTGAGACGATAGGATTGAAACAGTATGATCATAACCAGATGTACCGTGACTATTATCTGATGGCGGATGGTAAGTTATCTTTTATGGAGATGGCGGATGTTATCCCTCAGTTAAGGAGCGTACAGAAGCTAAGGAGCGATATAAGGATACCTTCTTTCTTGAAGCATTATGATATCATAGGTGGTATCGTAAATGCCTTTGAGGGATGGCTGACAAACCTACAGGATAAGTATACGGTTAATGAGGTAGGGGATATGGCTATAAGTGAGTATGAGGATACGATGTCAAACTTACTTCATCGTCATATACAAGAACAGTGGGATATTATCGTTAATCAGCGTCTTGTGGAGGCCGGTCTTGATCCTACGTACAATGAGTTTAATTCCGAGGAGGAGCGTCAGGCTTATGTTCAGCAAATCCAACAGGCCAAAGTGTCTATGACCCCTGATGATATCCATAGGTTCATGAGTACAAGATGGAAGACGCAGGCGGCGGTATGGGGGGATCATGCGATCGAGGCCGACCGTAGCCGGTTTTATATGGATGAGCTTGACAGGGAGAATTTCAGGGATCGTCTTCTTAGCGGAAAGATGTTCCGTAATCATTTCGTTGGCTTCGACTACTATCGTCCGGAGGTATGGAGCCCGATGGAGGTATTCCATCCTGACGTGAAATACCCGCAATACGGATCTTATGTGGGCCGTATTCATTATTACGAGGGTGTTGAGCTGATATCAAGATACGGCCATAAGATGACGGCCAAGGACAAGCGTCGTATTATGGGCGGTGATGATGATTATGAGGGATGGGTATCTAATGACGGTACTAGGTATGACTGGAAGAAAAAGAAGCCGTCTATTACCGGTATGTACGAGAATGAGGTTGTCCCATGGAAGGGATACCATGACTATGAATCTATAGTCGCCGCTGAGGATTACTACGGCGTTCCGATGGGTGAGTACCACACCTTCGGGCCGGACGGGGAGGAGCACACCCAGCCCCGCTTCTTGCCCCGCTTCCATCCCTTTGGATATTTCAACTCCGGAATGGCCGATGGCAAGAGATATGAGATAGACTCTCGCCTTTTTAGGGTCATGGAGGGATATTGGGTATCCATGAAACCGGTATTCTTAATAACTTACATGACGGAGACCGGGATGGTGGATCAGGAGCTTGTTACCGACGAGCTATTGCCTGAGTTTTTGGAGAAGAACGGGATAAAGAAGGTGAAGAGGGTGATGGCAGAAGCCGTTGGTGATCCTGAGGTTAATACCTATATCTTGGAGTATGTGCCTGAGGTTAGGTTTGGAGTTAAGATCACCGGAGGTAATTTAATGGATAAGCCTATATATATTGGCGGGGATCCAATACCTCATCAGATACATGGTGATAGTAGTCTGTATGATTATGTCATTCCGGTTTCGGGATTTATAGGGGCCAGTCTCGCTGATCGCATACAGCCGTTCCAGATGATGTATAACCTTGCTATGAACCAGCTATACAACAACGCCGAGAAGGAGATCGGTAAGTTCTTCTTAGGCGACCTGGGATTCTTGCCTACGGAATATAAGGATATGATGGACAAGAAGGGTGCTTTAGCTACTTTTATGCAGATCGTTAAGTCTGTATCGTTTATGGGTGTAGGTGGTAATGATACGAATAATCCTTACCAGAATCCGCAGATGAGTAGCATATATAACCAGTTTGGTGTATATGATCTTACTAATACGGATCAGATAAGATCCCGTATGGAAATGGCGTCTTACGCCTATATGATGGCTTATAGGATGATAGGTATATCCGAGCAGGCAATGGGTCAGTCAACCAGATACGAGAGTTCTACGGGCGTAAAACAGGGGGTTAACGCTACCATGTTACAGACCCAGACTTACTTTAATGATTTCGATGACTTCAAGAAACGGACATTGGATATTCATCTAGCCGTGGCTCAAGTATGCCAGAAGAAAGGATACGATTGGACCGTGATGTACAGGAATAGCGATCTTTCCTTGGCTTACATCAGTCTTACGGATAATAGCTTGTCGTTACGTCATCTTAATGTTATGGCTGTCTCTAACTCCAAGAAACGTCTGGAGTTGGAGAATTTGAAACAATATATATTACAGACAAACACGTTAGGTAATGACTTACTTGATATCACTAGGATGATGAGCGCCAACTCAACGGCTGAGATGAATCAGATCGGAAGGGATGCTAGATCTTACGCCGATCGTGTAAGGCAGGAAGAATACCAGAATCAACAGCGACTTGTCCAGCAGCAAGCCGAGGCCGAGCAACAGGCGCGTAATGATGAGCATGAGAAGGATAAGGAGCTGGCTTATATCAAGGGCAACTTCGACTTAAGGGGTAAGAGCATAATGGCCGCCGGTCAAGCGGCTAGGACCGAGAACAACTCTGAAGGCATGGATTATGTCGAGGCTATGGCTGATAGGGCTTTAAGGGAAAGAGATCTTGATATCAAGGAAGAGGAGATGAGAACCAGACAGGCTAACGCCGAGGCTGAGCGAAGATCTCGTGAGGAGATAGAGAAAAGAAAGTTGGAATTAAAAGAAAAGGAGATAGACGCTAGAAACAAACGTTCTGATACAGATAGGTTTACGTCAATAATAAACAAGAATTGATTACAAGTTTTGTAAATATTTTTACAAAATCTGTAATCATTTTGGCGTAAAATTCTGTCATATACTATAATGGGTTTGATTTAATTGGTAATTGGATTAATAATACTTTTGTAAAAAGCAAAAAAGGAAATTGTATGAATGACATGGGTGATTTCGCTAAGGGTTTTAAGACCATGAGTGTCGAGGAACTTTTTTACCGTGGTGACGGTGATGGCGATAAGAATAATATCGAGGGTAAATATGATAAGGATGGTAATCCTATAGGTGATACCAAGGAAGAGCCTGCCGACGGCGGAGCGGCTGAAGGTGGCGGGGATAAGGGCGGCGACGCTACCAACCCAGACCCGGATTCCTTTGGCGAAGGCGGTACTGATAATAATAACGTGGTATCAGGTTTTAACGGGAAATCTTTCTTGGAGAAGATGGCCGCCAGAGGTATCATCGACAGTATCGATAACCTTGATATTATGGTAGATGACAAGCCAGTTGATCTTTCTACCATCACAAAAGAAGATGATCTACTTGATATAGTGGAGGGATTGATCAAGGATAAGGCCGATGAGTTGTTGAAGGATAAGGTTGATACCGGTTCTATGTCTGACTTTATGAAGAAGATGATAGAGGTGGATAAGGCTGGAGGTAACGTAGGTCAGCTTCTAAACCAATATCAGAACATTCAGGCGCCGTTGGACAACCTTGATATGAGCAACAAGAATGATCAGCTTGCGGTCATCCAGCATTATTATAAGATGTTGGGTATGCCGGAAGACGAGATAAAGGATAATATGGAGATGATGATTGGTAAGGGCGATGAGTTCATTGAGTCCAAGGCCAATAAGTTCCATGATATCCTGAAAAAGGAGATGGATAACCTTATCGAGGAGGAGAAGAAAAAATCCGAGAAAAGGAAACAGGAGTTGATTGAGCAGATGAAGATCTATAAGAAAGGTCTTAAGACGTCTATAAGCTCAGGGTTCCAGTTGACTGACACGATGATAGGTAAGGCTGTCGATTTCGTTACCAAGCCGATAGACAATCAAGGTCATACGGCTATAGATAAAGCTTATTCGGAAGCTATCAAGAATCCGGACATGGCCGCTGATCTGGCTTTGTTCTTGATGAATAAGGACGAGTTCCTTAAACAGAAGACTAACAAGGCTAAGATGGAGGTCAATAAGAAGACCATCACTCTTCTTTCTGGCAATAAGGGAGGAAAGCAAAATAAGAATAATATCGATAATGATACTATAGAGGCTAACTTCCTTGATCTAAGTGGATCAAAGAGTGTATAACATTAAAAGATAGATAATTATGAATCCTTTTTTAACAAAAAGTTTTCCGGCTACCGTGAATGGTGATAACGTTATCGCCTTCACCGACGCCAAGAACTATAAGACTTCGCTCGTGGAGCATAACCTAGGCTCATTAGCGAGCTGGTATTATGAGAATCCGGACAAGAATTTCCTTGGTATGTTGAACCTATTCTCTAACATCGCCAACTATCCTGTCCCAATGTATATGGGTATGATTAATAACGGTGCTACGATCTCCGTTAACGGTATCGGTGCTTCTTTCCGTTATGATCTTCCCGTTACAAAGACATTCGCTGTAGTTACGGCGGAGGATACTTCGACTCATCATTTGAAACCGGGTATTGACGGTAGTTTGTTTGATATCGTTTTGAATACCTCTGAGTTTACGGCTTATGATGTCATTACCTACGACGCCGCTAACGGCTGTAATATTCTTATCTCAGGTGAGATCCCGTCTAAGACAGAAGGAGATTTGACACGTTATTGGGGTCGTGTTATTGGCGGTAAGGCTAAATACTTCCCTAAAGAGAAATTACGTCCGGGTATCCGTTATTGGAAGATCGGTCATGCCCTTGGTGAGTACAGTACCCAGTTCTCTAAGGTATCTGGAGCTGACAAGGCCGGTTCCATGACTTGTGAGTTCCGTTTAGGAAACCACCGTGGTGTTGAGGGTGAGACAACTATGTATGCTGGTATGAAGTCCATGCAGGCCGCCCAGAATAGCACTTCAGAGTTCGTGGAGACTGCCCTTCGTCGTATGAATGCCATGAGAAGCGAGTATGAGGGTAATATTCCTGATTTGGCTATTATCGGCAAGACTGTTAATGGTAGACTTGATTTACGTACGGCTAAGGTAGCGTCCACGCTGGAGGTATTCTGTATGGCTGAGTTGGTTAAGCTGGAAGCTAGACAGTTGATGTGGCAAGAAGGTGGTATTATTATGGATCAAAATGGTCCTATCCATTTGAATGAGGGTATCTACCGTCAGCTTCGCCGTGGTTATACTATCTACTATAGTCGCCCGATGGGTATTACTAAGGATACTCTTATGGCTGCTGCCGCTTATATTTTCCGTGGTCGTCAAGATCTTCCTATTACGGAGCGTAAGATTAAGTTCAAGGTAGGAGCTATGGCTATGGTCAACTTAGAGAAGTTGATTAGAGAGGCTTTCTTTACTACGTTGAGTAATTTGAGCTGGGGTATGGGTAGTGACCGTATGTTGCCTTCTAATCCTATCTCTGGTACTAATGATGCTATGATCTTAGGTCCGGTACAGGTTAAGGGCGCTTTTCTTCCCGGCATCGGAAATGTAGAGTTCGAGCACGATCCTTCTTTGGATTACGCTGACATGACAGATCGTAGCGAGTTAGTGAATGGCATGTATCCTAGATCCTCTTATTCTTGTATTATTGAGAATATCACTGACGCTGGATCGACTAACGCATATTCCGCTATTCCTAATACGGCTAACGCTAAGTTAGGTAATATGAATAACAACGTATTTTATATCAAGCCAGAAGGCGTAAGCATGTGGTGGGGTTATGAGTATGGTCGTTGGGCACACAAAGCTAACGGTAATGAGATCGTATCATCCTTGCCGGGCATGAAAGAGCAATTCTGGTGCCACTCAGCTTCAGCGGCTTGGGTTATGGATAACAGCAAGTTCTTGATTATCGAGCTTCAACCGAACTACTTCGGCTAAGTTTTTTTTCATATGTAATTTGGTTTTTAGAGGGGAGGATATTCCTCTCCTCTTTTTTTAGGAAAGTAACGCAAAAATAAGGAAATGAAAGAGATTTTAAAATCAAAGAAGGTATTGGTCGAGGTAAATGGCTTCAATATCATGTCAGATACCTTGTATGAGGTGGTAGGTAAACACGACGGAAGCGCTCCGCAGGCCTTCCAAGACGCCAATATAGCCAAGGCTCCGTTCCCGGAGAATGCTACTCACGTATGTTGCCCGTGGGATGATTTCTCAGAAGTTTACAATACCGGTTTTTATCCAAGATCAAGATGTTATAATGGCATGGATAAGGATGAGGTTGATAAGTTGGTTGATCAGCGTGTCAATAATATAATGAAGCCTTTTGAGAATATTTCCCAGAAGGATCTTTCCCAGACCAATTTCGAGTTTTGGGATGATGCTAAAGACAAGATCTATATGGGTAAGGTTTATAACACGGCTAATACCGTTGAGTTATTTTATTTATATCTGGCTGTATTTTCTGGCATGTTGACTCCTCAGGAAATGGATGGTGATCCTATTTTCATGAACTCCATGTTCTGTTTCATTGAGAAAGACAACGCCAAGGATTTCGTTCAGCAGCGTGAGATCAATAAGATGAATATCAGCTATAAGTTCATCAACGCCCTTAAGAAAGGTGGCAAGGAACGTCAGGCTGTCATCGACCTTCTTCTGTATATCGGCATCGTGACTCGTCCTGATTTTACGGAGGATGATTATTACACCGGATCGTTATCGAACTGGATGAACGAGAAGAAGACCAACATCGATTATCTGCTTGATATTTGGGATCGTTCATTGGAGGGTGATTTCGAGGAAGTTCTTGAGTTCTATCGTATCGTAAATGTCCTTCAACGTAACGGTCGTATCAACATGACTCCATCTGGCTTGCAATATAATGGTCAGATCATAGGTCCTGACACCCGTACGTCCGCCGAGTTCTTGGCTACCAAGAAAGATCTTATCAGTGTAAAGGCTAATGTCTTGGATGAGTACGAGGAACTTATGTCTATTTCTAATATAGACGATAAGACCAAGACCAAGAAGGTTAAGGATGTCAAGAAGGAGGAAGACGTAGAGGAAGGTGATAAGGTTGATAAGGAGGAATGACGATGACGATCCAAGAAGCGTATCTAAGGTCTTTGCAGAAGAATGAGCAGAATCTCGCCAATGGTGGGATTAAGCTTGATCCCGGGAGGTTCGTGCTTTTGTTCAATGAGGCTCAGGACAGGTTGATAAGATACTATCTTAATAGGAAGGATGATGAGACCATCCGATCTATACAAACTCTTCTGGTATACTGGAAATCGCTTAATGAGGTTAGTCATATTGATGATCCCGAATCTACATCATTCGGTCTTCCTGATGATTATTTATGGTTCTCAAATATAAAAGGATCGTTTTCTTATAACGGATGTGAGGTTGGAGATTTTGTCATGTGGGAGGCTAAGAACGAGAATGTCCATGAGCTTCTTGGGGATGATAACAATAGGCCTTCTTTTGACTATCGGGAAACGTTCTACACCATAGGTGACGGGAAGGTCGTGGTGTATGAGGACGGCTTTCGTACAGACGAGGTCAGGATGACCTACTACCGGAATCCGGTACGGGTGGATCTGGCCGGGTACATCAACGCCGCCGGTGAGCGGTCCACGGACATCGACCCTGAGCTGCCCGATCCTTTGGTGGAGGAGATTTTGGATATGGTCGCCAAGCAATTCAACCTTAACGAGAATGAGTTGCAGAGGTATCGGTTTGATAAGGATAATGTGGCTTCTTTTAGATAAACACCGTTAGTTTGATCATTAAGCCTACTCGGAAACGGGTAGGCTTTTTGTTTTACATAAAATGTAAACATCATATTATGTCGTATACTCACGACCTCATTTTATTGCGGTGATGTTGTTTATGATTATGTTTGCGTTAGGTAAATGATTTTTAAATTAAAATATTGATAATATGTTGCACAGACCGCAAGACAGGGTACTTTTCGTATCCCCACACGCTAAGATGGTGGATGTTGATTCCATCTTATTAAAGGAAGGACAGATCGGTATTTACGATACTAAAGATACTTCCGAGAACGGTTGTAAGGCCGTGATTGATTTTACCGGTAAGCCTCGTAATGATAAGCGTTATGAGATCCGTATCGGTCGTAATGAACAAGCGGCTTCCCGCTCTATATATGACAAGGATTTTTCCACGCCTTTGTTCTCGTTGAATGAGATCACCGAGATTTACGCTTCCTGGCCGAAGAAGGATCACGCTTATGTCGATGACGTTATCTTAGGATACAATGGTGTCTCTGACGACACGGCTTTCTCCGTTTCCAAGGGCGACCGTATCGTTATCCGCTTGATTCTCGCCGGCAGGGCTTTCGAGCTTCTTGGCTACGAGGGAGGTCGTGTTGAGATCTTTGACGCTATCCTCTTGGATGATTGCGACAATACCCCTAATCAATGCGAGGAATGTGATCCTTGCGAGGAGGTTGATTTGTTACCCGCCGTATTGAAGTGTATCGAGCGGATGAAGAACCAACCTATTGCCGGTGGTGGTAAATTATCCGATTATATTGATATCATTCCGGTTACAAGATGTACTAATGAGGCTACTGAGCCTGAGACGGAGGATGTCAATTTCTATTGCATGGAGGTATGCGATACTGGTGATGATCTGGCATTAGCTGAGGTTCGCGCTCAATATCCAGGATTGAAGATCGTACGTGAGACTATCGAGGGTAGCATGTCACGTTATAAGGTGATGAAGAAAGGCGCTAAACCGGCTGATTATACTCAACGTCTGATCTCTATCATGAAAGGATGTACGGATTGTCCTCCTAACTATACCGAGGTTAAGGGTGGTTATCTGTATTCTATCTCCTTGGAGGATGACGGTGTTGATATGTCTACTACGGTGGAGTCATTGCCTAACGTTGTAGCCGATACGGTTAATAAGATGAGTCAGATCAAGGGATCAGGTTTGTATATTGCCGCTACTTCCAAGAAATTGACGGATGAGGAGATCTCTACTTTCGTGGAGGCCAATCCTACGGCTATTATCTACTATGTGGCTAAGACATCCGATATGTGTGAGAATCCTACGGTTCGTACCGCTTCTTGGTCGGCTTGTGGTTCTTGTAAGGTATCCACCGAGAAGTATTATATCACGATCCCGGATGATGAGTGCGGAAACAGTGCGTTGGAGGAAATCAAACAGGCTTTCCCGGAACTGGAGATCACTGACTACGGTACTCCTGCGGCTTGCCAGCATAGCTTCCAGACAACGGTATATACTAACATGTCGTGTGATGAGTGCGACAAGGTGTTCGAGGGATTCTTCACCAGCGAGGCTCCGGCGTCCTACCGCAACCGTATGTGGAAGAAATTGGAGTCGGCTCAGGAACTTGGTACTAACTGCAAGTGCGGTATCCGTTTCCGTGGTAAGGAAATGTTATTATCTCCGTCAGAGTGCTTGATGGATAAAATGACTTATGTAGAGGATAGCGTTGAGATCGTTGGCGCTAGCGGAGGTTATCCTGATTCTCTTGACGAGGGGTCTCCTATCTGGTGGGATCAACTTAATTTCGAGAGACTGTCCAGCAAAGCACCACGTACTCATGTCGGCGGTAATATGATGGATGACGAGTTGAAGGGCTATGCTCATTTCAACGGTTTCCCGAAACATCAGGATTTCATGGGACGGACATTCATGAACGAATACAGCCGTGTTGAACAAACAGCCCAATACGTGGACTTCCAGATCACGATTAATCCTCATAGGTACTCTCAAGGATTCGGTAAGGTTCTCGCCGATGATCCGGTTAATCTGATCTTACGTGTACGCTATGGCGCTCATGAGGGTGTTCAGGAGATGATTAACATGATCGGTGCTGCCGCTGGTCTTGGACCGGCCATCGTAACTGAGCCGAAATAAAGAACCTTTTTTGCGTTCATATATTTCCTAAAGGGGAGAGATTCAATTCTCTTCCCTTTTTTGTTATCTTTGAGGCAGTAGAATTAAAATATGATATTATGTCTGCGATAAATGAGTATTTAAAGAGACTGGCTTCTATATTCGGAAGCATGGGTTTCTCCGTTCCGCCAGATGACTTCTCAGGTGTTGTCATAGACGGAAAGACGTATCCGGTCATGATGAGGAATGACGGGTGTTACGTGTACTTCGATGATAAAGGAGTAAAGAGACTTGTAAGTGAGGTTCCTAAAAAGGACTATCAGTTCATTAACATCAAGGACGCCCGTGTGTCGATCGTCAACCAATGTTATCGTACTCCGGGAGGTCAGGTAGAGGCTCGTATCCATACCTATATGAATAATAAGGGTGAGATATTGGCCGAGAAGATATTTATCATCAACTCTTCAGATGTTGATACGCCTATTGGTACGGAATTGGATAAGATTCCTGCCGAGTGGGTAGCTATAGATTGTAGCATAGCGGAGATGACCGATCGGGAGTTGATATTCGTAAGTAAATGTTACGCCACGGAAGGGGGCAAGGTCCAGATCGAGGGCGTTGAGTCGGTAGACCCCCGCCTGAACCCGGAGGTATCCCATTATGAGGTGGTAAATACGACTGACGATAGCAATCCTATCGGTACGGAGTATGATAAGATACCCGATACATGGAGTCGTATAGTATGTGATTTCCCGGACATGACCCAAAGGGAGATAATACCGGTGCTTAAATGCTTTGATACCGGAACCGGAAGGGTGCAGATAGAGGGATATAAGATATTTGATTACGAGATGGGTACCAGAAAGGAATGGTATCGCGTCAAGCAAAGTACCGATCCTGAGAATCCGGTAGGTAAGTTTATCACCAGCATAAGCGATGACTGGGTTGAGGTCGTTTGTGACTTCACGGATATGGAGGACCGGGATATTGAGGTAACTGTAGAATGTTATAAGACACCGGCCGGTAAGGTGAAGCTGGAGGTTCTCACGTCATGGGACGGGAATATAGGAGTTAGGGATAAGAGCTATAAAGTCCTGGAGACTACCGATCCGTCACAACCTGAGGGCGCCAGCTTCAGTTCCTTGCCAGATACGTGGGTAAGGACTGTCTGTGATTTCGACGATATGGAGGAGCGTGACATCCGGTCTTATGTCGAGTGTTATGACGGAGGCAATGGCAATGTCAAGCTTCGTAGGTTGGTTTCTTATGACTCCAAGATAAAGGCAAGATACGTCCGCTTCGAGGTGCTTGAATCGGATGACGCCGGCTTCGTTCCGGGGGCCGAACTGGCTACCCTCCCGGACGGATTCTCTTTGGTGTCTTGTGATTTCACGGATATGGAAGATAGGATGCCTATTGATATCGAGGAGTGTTACAAGACATCAGCCGGAAGCGTGCGTATGAGACATGTGGTGTCTTATGACGGTGATCTTGGGAAAAGAAACCAGTTCTGGGAGATTGTGGACTCGTCTGATAATAAGTATGGGCTAGGAAATAGGATAAATAATATCCCTGCGGATTTTATCCGTGAAAGGTGTGCTCTAGAAAGGTTGGATGATCGTATTACCAGAAATGCGATAGAATGTTACTCGACACCGGGAGGATCGGTAAGGATTAAATCCACTTACGTTATCAACCCTTTAAATCATGTTAGGTCGTATAATCATCATGTATTGAGTTCTACAGACAATGATATCCATGTTGGTACTCAATATACCTCTTTGCCATCTAATTTCACTCGTATCGAATGCGAGGAGCCGGATTATATGGATCGACTTATAGATACCACTGAGACTTGTTATGATACCGGAAAGGGTACGGTGAAGATCAGGAGACAGGAGTCGTTGAACGGAAATCTGGATGTAAAGACTTTCGACTATAAGATCGTTGAGTCTACCGACCCCGATCATCCTATCAATACTACCCCTACGCAGACGGTTATTAACGGCTGGACGGTTATCAGTTGTGATCTTAATATCATGGACGTGGATGATTGTTATGAGATCGGTGGTCATAAGATACATTTGAAGGGATTCAGGACAGTCAATCCGGCATTGCAGGATATTAAGTCTATATTGTATGTCGTGTACTCTGATCATCCTGATTATAATGTAGGTGATGAGCTTACGTCTATACCGGATGGGGCTAAGGTGACGATCTGCGATTATGCGGATAAGAGCCAAAGACATATGGTTCCGGTGCGAGAGTGCTATGAGGTGGCCGATGGCCGGTTCTATGTGGAGGGGAGCCGGTTGATTGATAACAATATGGTCGTAGAGCGGACGTCGTTGATGGTGATGGAGTCATCCTCTCCTACCTACCCGGTGGGGACTACGCTGACCGCCATTCCTGTTGGCGCTACTATCGTGGCTTGTTTATGTCAAACCTGTTAATCTGAACGGCTATGGTTAAAGTATGTAATGATTATTTTATGATTGACGCCTTAGCTGGAGGTCAGGTCGTAAGAAAAAGGAAATATCGTCGTGAGAATACGATGATAGGATATAAGTGGTATGATTATAATGGGGTCGAGGTAACTGGCCCCATTGAGATATCACGTCTTGACGGATTGGCTACTAAGCATCAACGTGTTGATGAGGCTTATGATGATCATGCCATTTTCATGTCGTCAACCAATTACGTTAACAGCGTTTCCGGTATACCTATGGATAAGCATATGGTTGTCGTTGAATGGAGGCCGGATAGCGAGCAGGGCTTTGTAACCATGGCTCATGATGAGGGTCTTGATGGGGACAGCTATTATATAGTTGTTATCAATGCCGGAGATAAGCAGGCTGCGATCTACACCCCCGTGGACCCTGAGGATCCAAAGGATGGGACTTCCCGTGCGGTTGATGGCGATAACGTTTCTGTTGGCGGATCATATGTCTCTATATCCCCCAAGCAAGTAGAGAGGATAAGGGTTACTTTCCGTGATGGTAAATGGTATTATGAGTTAGTCACAAAAACATATCCTAGTAATACCGGAGGCATTAAGATCGGGGATGTTGATTTTGTGACGTTCAGATATTTATGGGAATCAAGTTCCGGAAGGGACTTGGACACGATGACGGAAGCCCTTAATTCTAATGTTCCCACCATAGATAATCTTGCTGTAGGTTGGTCTGGTCCCGGAAATGGAGATAGCTCTGTTAGAGAAGTTCTTAAATGGGGTGGTGATAATACCGGTTCTGGTAAGGAATGTGTTTGGATGTCGGTGAAGGATTTAAGGGCTAAATATTATGATATCCTACCTGAAGAGACGTATTTCATGGCCTACGCTACATGGTTTGGATCTAAAGGTACGGGTAAATGTTCTTTTGAACTTGTTGGATACAAGGGAGGTACGATGAGCCAAGACGGATATAATTTCATCAATACCGGTGGATCTGTGGTGTATCAAAATACGTATGATTTTGTTTGTCATACCAGTAAGGGTTCATCTACGTATAAGACATCCTACGAGAAGGTGGCTCGTGTTACCTACAATAAGCTCACTAACGAGGTTTATATGTCCATCGGTGACGCTATAGATCAGGAGGATAATTATGATAAGTTAGAGCGAGAGATCAATAATATAAAGGAAAGACTTAGCGATGTCGAGAGCGAGTTGGCTGTCGTAAGACGTATAGCTGAGGGCAAGAACGCGGCGTATATCTTTGATACGGTCGATGCCATGAATGAGTGGCTGGCGGTTCCGGAGAACACGGCTAAGCTCCGTGTGGGGGACAGCTTCTGGATCAGGGAGCAGGAGGTACCTGATTATTGGTGGGATGGAACTCAGGCTTTAGAGCAGGAAGGCCCGAAGGTTGATTTATCTCCTTATTATACGAAAGACGAGATTAATAATATTGTCAATGATATCAATCAGAAGATAGAGGATAAGAGTACGTCTATTATCTTCGATACTTATATCCAGATGAAGTCTTTCGTGGATGATCCAACTAACGCCGATAAGCTTAAGGAAGGTACTATCTTGTTGATACGAGAAAAAAATGTACCTGATTATTATTACGATGGAGCTGGGATAGTTAAGATGGAAGCCGACGTAGAGCAATGCCTTTATGTTACTTTGACTAATAAGCCTACGGAAAGCACTATAAGTTATACCCAAGATCGGGAGGTGACTAATTTCGCTCCTGGAGCTATAGCTAGATGGGTTGACGCTGACGGCAATGACGTGTTTTATAAGCTTGTTGAGATAGTAGGTGGTAAGGCTAAGTGGATTACCCTTATCGATACTAAATACGGTAATGTGACGCTACAGAGCACTTACGACAAGAATTATGAGATCGTAAATATCGTATCTGGGTCTAGGTTACAGGCTATAAATAGCGAGAAGAATGATATCAAGTTCGTTAATAGTGCTACGGGTAACGTGACTGTCGTGTTGAATGGTACCGTATCAGGGGGAGCCAAGAAGCTGGTGAGTATGCTGGCGGTGAACGAGGTAGTCTTGACCCCCGGGGCGGCGGTGTCGTTTACCCGGAACGGTGATGAGTTCGTGCTCACGGAGTTGTTTGGCGTTACTATCTTCCCCGATCTGGCGGATGCCAATCGTGAGGGAGAGTGGGTCATGAGCGTAGGCGCAACTGGTAAACCGATCCTTATGGAGGTAAAGGAGATGCGTAAGTGGGATGAGAGCATAACCAAGGAGCTTACAATAGATGAGCTTAACGAGAAGTTCCCTAACGTGGATATCGGATTCGCCGTCGTATGCAAGACCATCAACAAAGTATATGAGATGGTTAATGGATATAAGGAATGGGTGTCTTATGATATAACCTCAATAAATTAATGGTATGGCTTTTTTAGTAGGATACGACACGGTAGCGTCCTATGTCACGTTTATAGTGAATGAGGATAGATTCCCTTGTTTTGATGGTAAGGGTGCTGATTATATACCCGATCCGATAATATCAGCGGATGCTTTTAATCGCAATCTTAGGTTCTCGACATCTAAACCGGGATTCGTGGATGTTGATTGGGGTGACGGGACAAAGGATCAATACCCTTTGGTCAAGATATCTGACGGTAGTTATAGGATAGTATTCAGGTCTTTAGATATTGAGTACAAAAAGAATCCTGACGATACTACATGGTGGTATAGGAAGGAGGATGGATCTCAGTATATACCGGTTCCTCCACATAAGTATAGCGATATCAGGCGTAGGGAGGTTACGATGAGGTTCTCTAACGTAATCGATGGGGAGTTCAATATGGAGGGTATTGTCCTCCATGAGTTTCCTGTAGTTAATCTACCTAATATAACTTATTTGGCTATGGTCAGGTCCGTTTTAAAAAATGGAGATATCCCATATGACAGGATAAGCAAGAGCGTTAATCTTCGTAATATACAGATGGGGTCTTTTTCTCACCCTGGTGTTTGGGATAATTGGCCGGAGGGGTTTTTAAAAATGAAAAGATTGAAGTATTTTGGGTGTAATTTCGTTTTTAATTTCGCTGATAATCCTGATTCTAATTGGAGAAGATTCTCTGAATGGAAGAATCTTACTGAATTTAACTTCAACTGGTGTAACATCCCTTCTTATGATCCGGCTTTTAATTCTATTCCAGCAAAAGGTATAAGCATTATAAGCAATCGGAATAATATACCTGTATTTGATGAGGTGGATAAGGTTGGAGATGATAAGACAGGCGTTACTTTTATGGGTAGTGGTAGCTCATGGAAACAAGATCTAGTAGAAGGTAAGTTGAATAAGATTCAGGGCACGTATTGTAATTCAGGCACGGTACCGGTAGACGATCTCCCAGATTGGTTGTATGAGGTAAGGGAATTTAGGATATGGACTTTGCGTGATGGTGGTACATTTATAAATACGCAGGAGAGGGCTGATACATTCGTAAATACATTTTATGATAAGATAATGTCGTGGAGTTATATAACGATGTCACAGACGGCTTCTGACGGTAATAGGAATCAGTTTTATAAACTCACCTTAGATTTATATACTTCCGCAGCTCCTACCAACAAGAGACCATCTGGCGTTTATCAAGCCCCTGAGGGGTTTGATAAGGGTGTTAGCAACGGTAATCCTACGACGCCTATGGAGAAGGTGTATGTGCTTACCAATAACTACGGGCAGACATGGGTCTTGGCCCCTGCCCCGGCTTCTAAGGCCGCCCTTACGAGGGCAAGGCGGGCTGGGAAGGCTAGGATTACCCCGTTCGTCCTTGGCGTAAAGGACGGTCATGTATCCGTGTTCGGCGGAGATGTATTGGATGATAATATGAGTAAGTATAATTTCGCTGACAAATACGAGGCTATAGATATCTGTAACGATCTGGGATTGGACAGTTCACCGGTTGTCGAGTATTTCAGGAGAATAGAGGAGGGAGAGGTATGAGGCTGATATGTAAGGATACGAATAAAGGGTCTATAACCTTTTTTACTAAGGGTAAATACGCTTTTAGGGGCGTTAACAGGAATGATACTACCGATGATGTGCCTGATCCTATATTGGATGTTAATAATTATAATGAGAGTATACAGTTTCATTCCAAGACCCCCGGCATGTGCGAGGTCGATTGGGGTGATGGGAATAAAGATCAATTTCCTTTCGTGAAGGACAGGAGCGAATCCATATACGGGCGATATAAGTTGATGTTTAGGAGAAGGGATATAAGTTATCGTAAGAATCCGGATAGCCATCCATGGTGGTTTTATAAGGAAGATGGGAGTGAGTATATTCCCGCCCCCAATCATGCTTACGCTGATGGACTAGATAAAGATCGGGTCATTACCATGACTTTTACGAATGATATTACATACGTTCGAACAGCGAGGATAATGATGGTAGGATTCCCGATATTAGACGCCCCAAGTATTATCAACTTAACCTTATCCATTACCGGCGATGGGAATATAACCGATATCCCTAAAGACAGGATACGTAGATCGGTAAATATAGAGTATATAACACTTAACGAATTGGGTGCAGGGACATTGACATCCATACCGGACGATTGGGATAGGTTGACTAAGTTGAGAGGCATTAATTTAAGTCGAACGGCTGATTTTAATGATACGGAGTCTTCTAATATAAGGAAATTCCCCTCTATGTGGCCTAATCTTGTAATATTAGCTTTGGCAGGTTGCAGGGTTAGGGTATATCCAAGGGAATGGCTGTCTTTTAGCAAGCTAAGAGAATTATATATATCCCCGGGAGTGGCTATGCCATCGTTTGACCCTAATACATGCCCGGCTATGGATGAGGTGGATAAGATAAATCCTAGCTTAAGGATTTTCGATCATATGAATAGATGGTATGGGTCTGTCGTGAGCTGGCATCCGTATATGAGCGGTAAGGGATTGGGAAACATTGAGCGTATCGACGCTTCATACGGTTATAGTAATATAGATGTAAGTAATCTCCCGGATTATATATATGAGATGAGGTCTATGAATAGCTTTTATATGCATCGCAGCTTGTCAACCCAAAGTCGATGTGATACGTTTATATCGACATTATATGAGAAGGTGATGGGGTTTGATTATCTCACTATGTCTTCCTCTGCTTCCGATGGCAAAAGAAATCAGTTTTATGGATTGTATCTAAGTATATATATGGATGCCAATCCTGATGATAAAAGACCTAGTGGCGTATTACAGGCTCCCTCTGGTTTTATAAAGGGTCAGTCTAATGGCTCTCCGTCGACTCCTATGGAGATGGTTTATGTGCTTATGAATAATTATGGATGGAGGTTTAGTATGGCACCAGAGGCTTCGGTGTTAAGGTCAATACGATCTTCTGATATTGACACGAGGTTGTATAAGCCATATAAGCTTATCGTATTTGACGATGGGCGTACCTTTGTAGGCAATGGAGATGTTTTAGCTCATGATACGGATAAGGTATTATCGTTTGGGGGTCAACCAGAAGGGGAGTTTTTATGTGATTCTATGGGATTGGACAGGAATGTTATTGTAGAATATTTTAACAAGATAGGTAATGGCTAAGACATTATATAAATATGAGGCTTCATCAAATAAGTTCGTGTGGTTCACGACATGGGATAGGGCACTTAGAAATTATTATACCGATGATTATAATTATGTACCTGATCCTGTCGTTGGTAATCCTTATAATACGTTTGTCGAGTTTAGATCCAGAAAGCCCGGTATGGCTAATGTGGATTGGGGGGATGGAATAAAGGAGCAGTTTCCTATGACCAAGGTTCAAGGGCGGGATGATTATTGTATTATATTCCGTTCTTTGGCAATACAACACAGGAAAAATCCCAATACTACGTGGTGGTTCAGGAAGGAGGATGGATCGCAATACGTACCTATAGATAATCATGCTTACGCTGATGGGAGGAGGGACGTGCAACGGGCTGTGTCGATAGATTTTACTTGTGATATTTATTATGCCAATATCCAAGTTTGTAAGATGACGGCTTTCCCGATTGTGGATATACCAGGACTTGAGTTTTTGGTCGTATCCCATACGCTGTATGTTAATGACGGTATACCTGTAGACAAGTTGTCAAGATCCAAAAAGTTAATTTATATCGATCTTCAAAATATAGGGCAAAGAATGACCGTAATTCCTGAGGCTATAACCAGCAAGACAGAGGTATATTATTTAAATATGTTTAATATGCTTGATCTTAGGGATATAGAATCTAGCGGAATAAGGAATATAAAGAATATGAAAAATCTTCAAACCCTTGAATTGTCTTCATGTTATTTGGATAGGTATATAAAGGAGTTTAATGATCTTCCTAAATTAACTTCGTTGAAAATACATCCTGGCCCTTCTGATATGTGGAATTATTTTGATATAAATACCCTTCCTTTTTTCGAGGTAGATAAGATAAATCCTAATATTACTGATTTTTATTTTTTAGATGACTGGGTAAGTGGAGAAAGGAGGACGGGTTGGAATGATGATAATATGTCTGGAAGGGGATTGGAACATCTTACTAGTTTCATTGCAGCTCATAGCAATAGTCTTAGAATGGATAAGCTTCCGGATTATATTTATGAGATGAGGGCTATTACATGGTTTAACGTGAATTGTTCTACTCATAGCCAGCAACGATCAGATGATTTCGTGGATTCTTTTTATAAACTGGTTACGGAATGGGATCAGATAACCATGACATCGGTAGCTAATGACGGAAAGAGGAATCAGTTCTATGGTCTTTCGGTAAGCATGTATACTGCTGCTTATCCAACCGAAAACCAGCGTCCTTCCGGCACGGAGCAGGCCCCAGAGGGATTCGTGAAAGGCTCATCCAACGGGTTTCCCGCTACACCTATGGAGAAGATATATGTGCTAAAAAATAACTACGCCCAGAGATGGACGATTAAACCAGAATAATATTATGAATATCAATATTTTAAAATTAAATTGGGGGGGGGGGTAAAATCCTGTTTGCCTTATGATGAGAAGAAGGATGTTACCCAAAAAGAAGATAATAGAGGTATTCGAGGAACTATCTCCTCAGGATAATGGATATTGGGAGGTTCCTGATGGGGTCTATGAGGTTGAGTTCGCGTTGGTCGCCGGAGGTCTTAATGGAGAATATTCCGATGTATATAATGCCGGGAGTGGCGGTAACGGAGGTGGTGTACTGACTGGGACTATATCCGTAAATCCAGGTGTTACATATAGGGTGGTTGTAGGAGATATAGGTGGTGATAGTATATTCGGTATATATCAGGCTATTGCCGGTAAAGGTGGAAGAGGCGGATATGGAGTTGAAGGGGATGGTCATGATCCTTCCCCGGGGAATCCAGGGCAAGATGGATCATATGTTTTTAACAACAAATATCCTGACCGATACCCTTATCCTATGGGCGCTGGTGGTGGATCGGGAGCTTATACAAGAGGATGGGATACAGGCTTTTTATCCGGAGGTAAAGGTGGTAATCACGGAGGAGGTGATGGGGCTGGAGTTGAGGATACTGAGGGTGTTATTATTAATGGCAAAAATGGAGGTAATGCCACTTATTATGGAGGTGGTGGAGGAGGAGCCTCTAAAGCTTCTAATAGTGGGGCTACGAGCGGTCGAGGAGGATCAGGTTATCGTGGTATTGTTATTTTACATTATTTTAAAAATGGATGATATGGATAGGAATGATATTATAAAAGAATTAGGTTCGTATTTTGATATAGTGGAATTGGTGTGTCCTCATACATACAATAAGTGGAAGGACAGATCGTGGCAGTTTCTTGATACAGCGTTTCTCCATAATCTTCTTATATTACGGAGGGATATAATTAAACAGCCTATGTATTGTAATAATTGGGACAAGCAGGGGCAGTTTTCCCAACGTGGTCTTAGATGCAACATCTGCCAGATAGTCAAGGATAAGAAAGATGTTTATCTATCCGCTCATGTGTTGGGTAAGGCTGGGGATTTCGATGTCAAGTCAATGACGGCGGAACAGGCCAGAGGCTTGATTTTGGATCATCAAGATATGTTACCATATCCTTTCCGGCTTGAAGGGAAGGTGGGTTGGTTGCATTTTGACAGCCTTGATACGAGGAACGGTATACACGCCGTGGTGTTTTAGGTACTTAACGGTATAGTGGTTAACTTTGCGTATAGGGTATAAAATGAAAGACAAAGACATGATAGAGCGAGTGGGGGCTTTATGGAATATAGCGCTTGCGTATGGTGCTTCTTGTTGGGCTTACTTCCAGCCAGTGCATCATTTATTGACTGTATTACTTATAGTATTAATAGCGAATTTTTTGGCTAGGTTAGCGCAAAGCGTAAGGGGCTGGAAGCTCCGTAGAAGCCGTAGGAGGAGGTTTAGTTTCAAGAGATGGCTTAGGGAGGTCAGGTTCACTGATATTCTTAAGGAGTTCGCTTTGTCTTGTTTTATAGTAATGACATTATGTGTTATATATAAGACGTTATACCCGATCGAGGAGGAGGCTAGCATGATACTTACCGTTACCAAATATGGGGTGTATATAGCCCTTGTTGGATATGTGATGCTTTTCCTGAATACGATAGGGGATGCTTTCGCTGACGCTTATTTGGTGAAGGTGTTCAAGGCCGTATTCAAGAGGATAAACGTATTCAAGATGTTTGGCTTCTCCAAGAACATACCTGATGAGACGTTTGACGATATAAGGAGGATTGCCGATGATGAGGTTAAGGATAAGTCTTAGGGCGATTTTTTGTTTAGGTCTGTCGCTATTCCTGTCCTCTTGTGGAAGCAGGAGGCAGGTTAGCGAGGCGTCTATTGATAGCCGGCTGATAAGCAGGATAGAGACGATGATAAACGAAGTTATAGACCGCAAGATGGTGGAGATAAAGACCTCTGATCTTAATGCCGATATCGTTATAACTGAGAGGAAATTCGATACGGATAAGGATATTGATCCCGCCACGGGAGAGCGACCGGTATCGTCCGTGACTGACGCCCATATCGTCATCGGCCGGCGGGATAGCACGGTGACGACCGATTCCCTTGGCGTTGATAAGACGATCACCGGTATTGAGGATATTGATAAGAAGACAGACATCAAGCATAAGGATATAGACGATAAGGAGGAATCAAGGTGGCCGATGGCTATTATCTTTATGTCGATCTTAGGTATATTGGTTGTATTATTCGTGTTGTTGAAAAGATTCGGATTGATAAAATAATAGGTGTACAAGAAACCCCATACACCTATTGGTTATCACCCCAGAAAAGAATTGCAAATATGAGGTCAGTCCCGGATTCGAACCGAGGTATATGGTTTTGCAGACCACCGACTAAACCACTCATCCAACCGACCATGGCGCGAATATATCCATTTTTTCTTGATAATATATGGTGATTATATATAACTTTACATCACAAATGTAAGGAATTATTTTTATATATAAATAATAATCTATATATTTGTGTCATGAGATTGGTCGAACAACATATAATCAAGCAAAGCTCAATATATTACAATGAGCTTCAAGATTTGTTGCATAAGTGCAAGAGCTTATACAATAAAGGATTGTATGTTGTTAGGCAGCATTACTTTCAATATAAGAATGATAATACTGTTAAGTATAAATACCTCAACTATTACTCCCTTGAAAAGAAATTAAGAACAGAAGATGACGTTGACTATCGTGCTTTACCAACACCAGTAGCCCAACAGGTACTTATGATGGTTGATCGGAATTTCAAGTCCTTCTTCAATCTTCTTAACAAGAAAAACAGATGTGAATATTCTGAGAAAGTAAGAATACCTAAGTATCTTGACAAAGACGGGATGTTTATGGCTGTTTTCTCGACAACAGCCTTTTCTCAGAAATGGATAAAGCAAGGTATTATTAAGTTACCAAAGCAATTCTCTTTTACTACAAGAACCAACAAGCAAAATATCCAACAGCTTAGGTTTGTTCCTAAGAATGGATATATTGCTCTTGAGATCGTATATAATAAGAAAGAGAAAAACCTTATATATGATAATGGGAATTACCTTGGTATTGATCTTGGACTTAATAATCTTGCGTCTTGCGTATCAAATACCGGTTCTTGCTTTATCATCAATGGTAGACCTTTGAAGTCCATCAACCAGTATTATAATAAAAGATTAGCATATTTAAAATCAATATTAAAAGGCAATAAACAAATATCAAAGCGAATAAGGTCGTTAACCAACAAAAGGAATAACAAGATCAAGGATTATCTTCATAAAGCTAGTAGGGTATTGATTAATCACGTAGTCTCCAATGGCATTAATACGATTATGATCGGTCATAACAGATGCTGGAAACAAGAGATCAATATCGGAAAACGAAATAACCAGAACTTTGTATCTATTCCTTTTAATATGTTTATCTCAATGATATCATATAAAGCTACACTTGAGGGTATTAATGTTAAGATCGTTGAGGAATCCTATACCTCGAAATGTAGTTTCTTGGATAACGAGAAGATTTGCAAGCATGAGGAATATGCCGGAAGACGTATCAAACGAGGATTATTCAAAACATCTTCCGGTAGTATTATTAACGCCGATATCAACGCTGCATTTAACATCATCAGAAAATTGGCAAAAGAAGCCTTCGATGTAAGTACCTTACCAGAAGGTAGAGGGTTTTGGTGGAACCCAGTACGGATTTCCGTATAGATATATACCATTTTACGATTTTAGTGTAAAATGGCATATAATCACCTAATATATTCATGTGGTACTATTTTTTGAATCTATTTTTTAAGATTCGTCTTTATAGTTATCTTTGTGAAAAAGAAATACGAATGAATCAGATCAATATCATACCGAAGATAATTCATGATAAGTTCGCCGCTAGGATTATCATGGATGATTACGATATAGAGAAACCTATCGTTATTACTGTCGTGGCTAGACGTAACGATGGTGAGTATAATACCCAGATATTGACATACCCTACATCTGGTGTTGATTATGAGGGTAATGTAAGGATAGTGTTTTTTGATGTCGCTAGGTCTCATGTTTGCCAGATAACATCGGTATTTATCAACGGTCATGAGGTCAAGACATATTATATCGATATTCCGGATCTTGATATGCAAGCCCGTTATGACGATAGCTTGTGCCGGTACGACAAGAAGGTTAACATGAACGATATCCGCTTGTCGTTTCAGGTGCTAGAGACACGTGATCCCAAGGTGTTGCAGGTATTGGATGAGTCTGAGTGGGGGCTGCTGGAGGATAGGAAGGCGATTATCGAGATCACTACGCCGGGCATGTCCGACCCCGTTACGTTGTTTCTTGGCAAGAATCAGGTCAATACCTTTACCAGCCTAACACTAGGTCTCAATTGTTTTAATTATGATGATTGCAATGTTAAGTATCTTGATCTTCCAGACGGTATATATGACATTAAGATCATAGGTAGCCCTTCCACTTACAATTTCAGTCGCAAGTATCTTAAGACGGATCTTATACGCAGGCGTCTTGACCGGCTATGGATTAAGACTGATGTCTTATGCGAGGACAAGGATAAGGATCTTATAAATAAGATACAGGAGATGGAGACGCTTATGACTGTAGCGGAAGCTAATGTTAGGCTGGATAATATAGAGGCGGCTCATGAGATCATTGATCGTGTTGGAGAGCTTCTTGAGATGGCTACTAATTGCGTGGATTGTTGAATTTTAAAGATATAATTATGGGTTGTAATACTTGTAAGGAAAAGGCGTTAAAGGCCGAGAGGGAAAGGATTGAGAGAAGCATGATGAATCATTCTTCTTCTACCGCTGTTAGCGATATGGAGTACGCTTCTAGAAGTACCGCTGGTTGTATGGTTATGCAAGATCCGTTGCAGACCATGGAGCGTGACGTGGTTAGTATATATAAGCAAGTTCGTACTAAGGGTGATGGCGTTGGTGTATCTTATCTTAATATGCAGAAAAAGATCCGTGAATGGATCAAGAACCTGCCGTATGGATGCCCGCCTGACGAGGAGGTACAGGAAATGAGAAAGGAGATTCTCGATGGGCGCGCAGAGCATATCAAACCTTGATAGAATAGATCTATGTAAGGTCGTAGACGAATGGCTGTCTTGTCAATGGGGTAGATATATGAGATACCATAGGTATAGGATCGGGGACAAGCCCGATATATCCTATTGGGGCAAGATAATTCGTCTGCAAAGATCATTATGCGATAATGATTGCGGGTTATGCCCGGATGAGTTAAGATCGTTAAAGGAACGTGTTAATAAGTTACTGGCATGAGAAAATACAGTTGTTCACATATAACTCCGTCCACTTGCGTACCTTACGAGGGTGATCTTCCAGAGTGGTCAAAGCATAAGGACTCTGATGAGTGCGTTATGATCTCTGACGTGATAGAGGAGATATACGATGAGCTTACCCGTATTAGGGAGGCTATAGACGTCCGGGATCTTGGTGAGTCTTGTGTGAAGGTAAATGGAGATAAGACTGTCGCTAAGGTGCTTTATGCTTTGGAGGATAAGATTTGTAATAGGTAACGAACCAATGGAGAAAAGTCGACATTGGTGATAATCAGATGTATAGATATTGATTTATGATGTATTACTAGATGTTAAGCTACTGTAAATCAAGTATACAATTTGTAAGGAGTCTTCTAAATAAGTAGGTTAGATAGATACTCTTGTAAGTTGTAAAATATCTTTATGTGTTAGATATAAAAAATAGCCAATTGATTTGTCATAGACGATTCGATTGGCTATTTTTGTATGTCCATCATATCTCACGATGTAATGGACATAGGTTAATTTATTATGAGTGCAAATATAATTATTTCCAATGATTCTATGAATAATAGTAGTAGGATTTTGGCGTTTAAATCCAACGAAAACGGATTATCTACAATATTTAGCTACAATGGTAATGATATAACTTTCAAAACAGAGAACGGTATCACTTATGTGAATGCTACCGAAATGGCGAAGCCGTTTAAAAAGAGACCAAATGATTATTTATCGTTATCTTCTGTAAATGAGTTAATTAATGCCATTACCAGAAAATATGGTAATGCTGATTTTCAGCCTGTTACGATTATCAGGGGTACGGTTAGTCCTGGCACATGGATGTGTGAGGATCTGGCTTTGGATTTCGCTCAGTGGCTTAGTGTTGATTTTAGGTTATGGTGTTTGGATAGAATTAAAGAGCTTCTCACTACAGGCAAATGCGTGATTCCTGATTTTAATGATCCTCCCGCCGCTGCTGAGGCTTGGGCTAAGGAATATCGTGGCAGGGTAGCCGCCGAGAAGCTGGCGTTAGAGGAGAGGGCCAAAGCCGAGGAGATGGCTAAGGTCCTTGAGTCGAAGAAAGAGGATATAAAATTTTCAGAGTCGTTTATCATGTCTGGAGAATCAGATTTGCTGGTAAGGGATTTAGCCAAGAAGCTTGAGCAGAATGATATAATTATAAGCGATAAATGTCTTCGTGATTTTCTTGTTAAGATAAAGATAATAGTTAAAAGGATCAAGGTTAATGGAGATTGGGAGATTACGGCTAACGCCGTAAAGAAAGGATTTGCTCATTATCGGGATAAGAATATATGTACGGAATCCGGAAAGGTTGTATATGCAAGGACTATCTATATAACAGGAAAGGGTTACCGGTATATATTGTCATCTATAAACGGTAGTAAGAAAAGCGATTTTATATTATGTGGAGGCATGTTCAGGGATTATGGCGTTTTTGCCGGATCGGAGTCGTTTAATCACTGGGATAATTAATTCCATTTTTGCCCAAAAATTGATAATCAGGCAACTGCGTATTTGCATTTACGGTTATGTGTCTCATATCGGTAAAATATTTATCTTTGTGACAAAGTGAATCACAATGGTATACGGTAATAAAGAAATAGTTCGGACGTTCACCAGAAATAACCCGCCTGCCGGGTACGTGGGCGGCTCTGTTGACTACCGGGTCCCGGCCAACGTCTATTTTGGCGATACGCAGGAGGAGGCTGACAACAAGGCTGAGGATGATATCAAAGCCAACGGTCAGGACTACGCCAATACATATGCCGACATAATACCGGCTGTATGGTATAATGATCAGGTATGCGATGAGTTTATCAAGAACAATTGCGTAAGCGGTAGGGGGTCCAAGGAGCAGGTATGCATAGAGGAAGGCAGGTTTGTCTCTTACGTATCTAAGAAAGATGCCAATGATAAGGCCAGGGTGGAGCTTGGACGGATCGGGCAGGGAGAGGCCAACTCCGTCGGGGCTTGCTGCGAGGACTGGGCCTCACAGCCTTTTCGTGGCTTGTTTTACAAGAACGATTGTGAGGCTGGCACATCAGGCAAGGGAGGTATTGTATATGAATTACCAGCCGGAGCCGTCATATCCGATATATCCCAGATAGACGCCGATACGTTAGCTTATAGGAAGTTTATGAAAGAAGGTCAGGAGAAGGCTAACGCAGAGGGTAGTTGTTCACCTGTATTCTATAATACGAAGATCGGTGATTGGTTTGAAAAGGTATGTCCGTTCGGATATAAGTCCGGTAAAGTATATTACTCTATCAAAGCCAACAGGTTTAGGTCATGGATATCGGTTGAGGATGCCAACGCCAAGGCTCGTGAGGTCTTGATGGTAGAGGGACAGGAATACGCTGATCTTAATCTTGAGTGTGAGAAATGGATTGAGAATATCGATCAAGAAGATCAGTGTTATTGGTGATAATACCTTTTTTTGTTTTCCCATAATTTATAGATTAGTGCTTGGAGGGGATCGTGTATCTCCTCCATTTTTTTGTATATATATCAATGGTATTAAGTTTATATACTGTGATTCACTTGTTTGTATGTTGAATATATTTTATATTTGCATACCTATCTATTCATCTCGAACCGATAGGTATTATGTTTAATTTAAAATATTGTTCAAAGTTATGAAAAGTAGGGTTGAAATCAAGTCTTCCGACAGGAAATTGATGGGCGTTGTCATACCGGCGCTTAGTGATAATGGTTTTGTTAATATCACTTTAGCCATGAAGGTTTTGTCTGATGATAGGCTTAAAAAGGGGCTGTCTCCCAAGAAGCTTAATGATATCATTAAGTATGATGGGTTTCAGGAAAAATGCAGGGAGATAATTAGTAGGCTGGAAAACAGGGATTTATGTAAGCGGATAAATATCAGCCTACAAAATAAGGCTCTAAATCTTAGCGATTTAAATAAAATGGGATTAGCATGTCGAAAAGGTAAGGGGGATGGTCAAATGTGGTATATGAATCCATATCTTTTTCTCGTGGTAGCCATGGAGATGAGTCCTGAGGTTTGCGCTGATGTTGTAATGTGGTTTGTTGATAATGTTGTAGGGACAAGAAATGCCGCTGGTGATGCTTATATAGAGATGTGCAGTAGTGTATCTTCACTTATAAGTGATAAAAGTAATTTAAAGGAGTTGTTATCAAGGATAGCCAAGGGTATAAATTTCGTCGTGTTTGGCGTGCATGAGGAAGGGATAAGGAATAGAGCTTCTTTTGAAGAATTGGATATGATAGTATCAATAGAAAGGAATATATCTTATGCTATTAAGGCTGGATATATAAAAGATTACAATGGTGTTATAAATGATTTGGGAAGGCAATGGAAAGAAAGATGGGGTAATCCTGTTCTTAAATTGAAGTCTTGATTTTATTTCGTTGTTATAATTCGCAGATATAGGGGATACGAATGTCGTATTCCCTATATTGTTTAATGGAGTGTGTTATCTTGTTATTAAATCAAATCTGTATCTTTGTTGAAAACAATAACATTATTAATATGTGTAGTACAAATGGTTGTTGCCATGATCATTCAAGGGAACGTCCCGAAGAGTGTTGTCATGGCGTTAAGATAGACAGGTTTCTTAACAAATGCCCTAACGATCCTTGTGATCCTTGCGATCGGGATTGTCAGGACGAACCTTGTGTTGGTTATGGATGTCCTATAACCTTGTATGATAAATGTGTCTTATACTCAGGCGATGAGTTGGTGTCGGATGGTATAGAGAAAGGTAATGACATTTCTGTCGTTATAGACTCATTGAGGCGTATTATAGCGTCTAGGGATAAGCAGATAGATTTATACCATCGTGAGGTTCTGGATTTGAAGAAGATTATAAACGAGCTTGTCAACGCCGGTGGTAGCGGCGGGGATAGCGGAACTGAAGAGGAGGTTTGGTGATGAACGGTTGCAACAAAAAACAATATAGGCCTACTATAGACGACACGAAAGTACCGTGCTCTACGTACATGAGTACCGATTGTATTTACCCCGGTGATAAGGTACGTGTGGAATCATTGGGATTATCCCCTAATTGCGATATGTCCGATACCCTTAACGCTATGATAAAGGCTATACGGGATAGGGATGCTGAGATACTTGAATTAAGAAGAATGATCAACAAATTGATTTGATATGAGAAATAATTGTAATCCATGTAAGCCGGAATATAGACCTGGGGACGAGTGTAGTATCTACAGTTCCCAGATCATATATGACGGTCAGTCGTTCCCTGAGGCAGATATCAGGAACGGTGATAGCATGAATAGCGTAATCGAGTCTCTGGTAAGGAAGCTGGTTGCCGTATCTGGTGCCACGGCATCCATCCAACGTGACTCGTTCAAGGGTGTTCAGGCTGTCAGGTTAAGATACGAGCCGTTGAATGTGCTCAGCGTTACCTATTGTGGTACTATCGTCCCTAATGACGGATATGTCGTTTCTGGTAGGTCCGTTAAGTTTAAGAAGAAATATTGCATGGGTGATGAGTTCACTGATGTTAATATCGTATATACTACATTGAATAGTAATATTTTAAATACTTCTTGTTATGGCTAAGAGAGTGTACGATACGGTCTTGGCTTCCGATTGTGACGGCTGGGTATGTGGTGAGATCCTCAAGAAGGGATCTCTCCCCGTAGACAGGTTAGAGCTTGATTCTTTTTCAGAGGCTGTCAGGGAGCTTATAGAACGGTTTTTTGAGGAGGGATGGTTGCCGGATATGATCTGTGATCTTGGTTGTGGAGGCGCCAGCGTATTTGAGATTAAGCCTACTAACTTCGAGTATCCTCCTGAGGGTGGAGAGAAGATCCTTGAGATTATTGTCGGCAAGAGTGATAAATGGACTATAACGCAAGCGGATTGATATGGCTAGTAATTTAAAAGATATTCTTGCCAAGATCGAGCAAGGCTCCTCATGGGTGTCCTACGACAAGATTTCCGGTACCGGCCCCGACAAGGTGGCTATTAAGGTAGAGCCGGGATGGATGGGTAGGTTGCCTAGGGAGACTTACGTAGCGGTCGAGAAAGGCAAGGTTACGAAGCTCGCTACCATAACCCAGAAGGGCATGGAGCGGGTAAGCGTGGATCCGACCAATATCATGTTCGATATGGAGGGCGGGACGGCGGTCATCAACGCCAAGCTTAACTCCGCCTCGGTCAAGGCCTCCTGCCTTACCCTTGGTGGCTCGGTGAGCAAGTCTTATATAGTCTCCATGAACGTGAACGGCTTATCCATGAAGGTCCCGGAAGAGGATAGCAGATATATAGTGTATGCCGATCCTGAGGATCCCGGAGCCACTGATTTGTATGAGGCTAGCTTTGTCATAGCTATGCCTAAGAATATGGATAACGAACAGCATCATGAGATGTTTGTCTTGAACGGTAAGGTTGTTAATATCAATCAACAGCCTAATGATATACCTTATATCATACTTGATCATGACTTCGATAACGTGACTAGCGAGAACGGTCAGGTTGTCATCGATATCAAGTCCAATACCGAGTATGATATCGAGCTGGTATGTTGCACTTGCGGTGATGGTAGTGAGCCGGAACCGGAACCACCCTTCAACGTGGATCCGCAAAGGTTGACGCTTAATAAGGATGGTGATACCCAAATCGTGAGGGTAGAGGCCGGAGATGATGTTTCATGGAGAATAACTGAAGGATAATATGGCAAGGGAAATAGATAAGAATTGTGTCGAGGGTAATTGCTTTGCCATTAACGACAAGAGCCATGGGGTAGGCGATAATAAGCTTAATATCGTATACAAGGCTAATTATACCGGTCAGATCTGTACGGCTAAGTTCCGTATAACGTCAAAGGACGGTAATATTGTCAAGGAGTATATGATAGCTCAGGACGCCAAGCCCGTTTATTATAATATCAAGATGGTTCAGCCGTTCACCAAGGACGACTGTCTGGCCAACCAGCATGGATCGGTGGTGTTGTATACGGTCGAGGAAAGGACTTACAAGTCGTTTATCTCGCAGGAGGACGCAGACGCCAAGGCTATGGAGGATATAGCCCTGAACGGTCAGAAATACGCCAACGAGCATGGTGAGTGTATAACCGATATCTGGTATAACGAGGAGCAGAGAAAGACGTTTATACGTAATAATTGCGATAAGTTCAGTGACGGTCAGGAATATGTTTATATCATTCCTGAGGGCAAGTACGTATCTTCCATCTCTCAGGAGGACGCCGATAGGAAGGCTCTTGAGGATATTGAGAAGAACGGTCAACAACAAGCCAATTTGGAGGGTGAGTGTAAGCCTAAGGAGAATATCTATTATGGTAAGTTTAGTAAGACCTTTACCCGTAACAACTGCGACTCCACGCAATATGGTACTGATGTGGTTGTCGATGAGACGATGGTTACAGGGGACTTCAGATCCATCGTGTCTCAGGAAGACGCTAATAGCCTAGCAAGGGCTGCTGTCGAGGCTCAAGGTCAGGATATAGCGAATATCAAGGGTAACTGTGAGAAGATACCGGTATTTACCGGATCGTACTCCAAGGTATTCCAGAGAACCAACTGCCCTGAGGGTTCTACTCCTGTTGACTTCACTGTGGACGAGAAGATGTGTTCTGGATATCCGTTCACTTCTACGGTATCGCAGGATGCCGCCAACAAGCTGGCGCAGGACGCTGTCGAGGCGCAAGGTCAGGCTATCACCAACGAGCGTGGCGACTGTCAGACTAACGTCTACTATAACGTAAGGATGGAGAAGACAGTCACTAGAAACAATTGCGATGAGTTCCATATCGGTCAACCTTATACTTATGTTGTAGCCGCTGGTAAGTACTTCTCTATTATTTCCCAGAAGGACGCTGATGATAAGGCTAAGGCCGATCTTGAGGCTAACGCCCAGCAACAAGCCAACCTAGAAGGTGAGTGTAAGGAGAAGACGATCTACTACGGTAGGTATAATAAGGAGTTCACTCGTAACAACTGTGATGAGACTCAATACGGTACTAAGGTTGTCGTGGATGAGACTATGGTAACAGGAGATTTCAGGTCTACCGTATCTCAGGAAGACGCCAACAATAAGGCTAAGGCCGCCGTCGAGGCTCAAGGTCAGGATGTGGCTAACGTGAAAGGTAAGTGCGAGAAGGTGCCTGTATATACCGGTACTTATACACGTACGTTTACCCGTAACAATTGTGGTGCTGGCACTGGTGGTACTTATACGGTAAATGATAGGATGGTTGACGGTTATCCGTTCACATCTACCGTATCTCAGGAGGATGCCAACAACAAGGCCAAGGCCGCCGTTGACGCCCAAGGACAGGCTCTTGCCAATATCCACGCCCTTTGTACGTACACTGGCCGTGCTTCCTTGGAATTCACGAGAAACAACTGTGGTGAGTGTAAGATCGGATCTAAGGTGACGATCACCCAAGATATGGTAGAAGGACACCCATTCCAGTCTAACGACTCCCAGACCGCCGCTGACGCTATGGCTATGACCGCCGTACAGACTCAAGGACAGGCTTTGGCTAATACCAAGGGTACTTGTTCTGACGCTACTATGTATACCGGTAAGGCTAGCTTCGAGTTCACGAAGAGCAATTGTGGCGCTAATCAGGTAGGAGATCCGTTCACCGTGACACAAGATATGGTGGAAGGTCATCCGTTCCAGTCTTGCGTATCACAAGATGAGGCTAACTTAGTCGCTATGGCCGCTGTCATGAATCAAGGTCAGAAGATCGCCGATGAGCGTGGTACTTGCCATGAGGCTCCTAAGTACACCGGTCATTATAGCGAGGCGTTTGAGAAGAATAATTGTCCGTCTGGTCTTATCCCGTCTTCAGTTACCGTTACTGAGGCTGACGTGACCGGAGGTCCGTTCTACTCATACGAGAGCCAGTTCGCCGCCGATGAGCTTGCCAAGGCCGCTGTCAAGGCGCAAGGTCAGGCTATAGCCAACGATCGTGGTACTTGCGACGAACTGAAGATATATGTAGGTAATTATAGCAAGGAGTTCACTCCTAAGTGTCCTACTTGTCAGTATGCAGATCCTATCACCGTAACCCCGGATCTTATGGGTCAGTTCTTTACCTCAACCCGTTCTCAGGAAGAGGCAGACGCTTTGGCTAAGGCCTATATCGACAGAATGGGTCAGGCGTTCGTCAACAAGAACTATGATGATACGTGCCATACGAAGACCGAGCAACCGGTATGGGAGACTATAGAGACCGTATGTAAGGACTGTATCTCTCAATTACATCAACGTAATACCAATACCTGTTATACTGATCCTGATAATCAAGAGCGGTATATAGCTGGTGGTAATAATACATGTTTCTGGTTTGGTACGGCATCCAAGGCCTTTACCCGTCAATGTGCGGATGGTGGAGTTGGAAGCTCTGTTACCGTAACTCAGAATGATGTTACGGATCCAAGTCCTAGCTCTGATGGTAAGTTTAAGTCATGTGTATCCCAAGCTGACGCTAACGCCAAGGCATTGGCCGCCGTGAACTCTCAGGGTCAGGCCGTGGCTAACTCGAAGGGTACTTGTACTTGGACAGGAAGCTATACCGGACAGGTTAGGAAGAACAATTGCGCTGACGGCGGCGTGGGCGACATGGTATCCGTAAGTAGCAGCAAGCTTCCGGGACACCCGTACACCTCCACCGTTTCCTTGGCTGACGCCAACAAGAAGGCTGAGAACGCGGTTCGTGGATCTGATGGTCAGGCTTACGCCAATAAGAATGGAGGATGTACATGGACTTACGTGGCAAGCCGTGACTTCTATAGGAACAATTGCGCCGGAAGCGGGGTTGGTCAGAGAATAACAGTGACCTCTACGCAGGTTAACGGCGGTACGCCTATCACCAGCAAGGTTTCTTTGGCTGATGCCAGAAGCAAGGCCGAGCAGATCTTAGACCAGAAGGGACAGGATTACGCTAACCAACATGGAACTTGTGTATGGACCGGTACTGGAAGCGCTACATTTTATAAGGATAATTGTGGTACATGTAAACATGGTGTCGCTCTATCCGTTCCTTATAGCGCCTTAGGGTTGTCAGCGTTGACATCTACCGTATCTCAGGCGGATGCCGACAGCAAGGTTCAAAACGCTTTCAAGAATGATACGGCGACTAAGACCGCCGCTCAAGCTTACGCTAATAAGAATGGTGATTGCGCCGATGACGATGATACCCCATCTTATGATGATTGGAATTACTATTGTAGTGGATGCGATTATCGTAGGAGTAGGAATCAGACCAATCCTTGCTCTTCAGCCCCAAATCAAGATGAGTTGGTTGAGTCCGATTCGAGATCTTGTGGATGCGGGTGTGATAATACATATCATATGGATAATAGCAGGTGTAATAATGGTAATAGCGAGGAGCATTATTCTAGCGAGTGCGATCCTACAGGATATTGGCAGAATGGTGGTAAACATTGCTGTAATCCACATGACTACACTATCTATACCAATGAGGTATGTAAGGGATGTTCGGGCGAATGCGGTGATGTATGTGTTCCTGATAGCCCTATTAAGGTGGTTAGCGCTGGTGAATTTTGTGCTTCTTCATCGAATCTGGCTAGTGAACAAGCTTATAACAAGTATAAAGAGTACAAGGATGCATTACAAAATTTAGTTGATGCTAGGATATGTCCTTCTAAGGTTGGCAATGATGACCGATGGGGAAATGTCAAGGCTACGAACTGTCCTAGCAACTGTACTCCTAAGACTATCAGTTATAAGCAAATCGCTGGTAAATATGAGGCTTGTACCAAGGACGAGGCAAATAGGATAGCCGACAATAACCTCCAATCCGATGGTATCTCTTACGCTAATGGCTTGGCGCAGGCGGATAGATGTGATTGCGTGGAGCCAACGAAGAATTGGTCAGCCAACGCTTATGCCGATGGTGATCCTTGCAATGGCGCTCCTTCGGGCACTTCAGCGCTAAGAGTAGAGGTCGAGATTACGTATAGTAATGAATGTACTACGCAGAAGAGTTTGACGGTAACAGCCTCAAGCTCAGGGACTACTATCGGGAGTACGACAGTAACTATACCTACTGGATCAGGCACTAAAAAGGCCACGATATCTTTTGATCGTGGATATCCATGTAATTCTATCAATATAAGTGGAAGAGCTGGTGGTCAATGTTAAGAGTCTGATATATAATAAAAAGGAGAGGCTAACTAACCTCTCCTTTTTATTGTATATACATTATCAGCATTGTCCACCTGTGGTACAAGCCACATGCGCCGTTCCTGGTCTTATGGCCGCTTGAAAACACATTCTACCACTAGTAGATCCACTACCAGTACCTATCGTAACCGTAGTACTAGTGGTCATCTCCATACCCGTGGAGGTATTCGCTTCCGCTCCTCCTGTCACTGTTATGGTTTTGCCGGAACTACACGGATTACTGTATTCCACAGTAAAGTTAATACAACTTCCGCTTTCACTGTAGTCTACCACGTTGGCACTCCAATTTTGTGGACAATCACATCTATCCGCCTGCGCCAAGCCATTAGCGTAAGAGATACCGTCTGACTTGATGTGAATTTAGCTTATTCAATGCGTATTGTTTATCTATTAATTAAAATCATTAATATTGTATCGTTAATATTAATACATTAAGTTATGGCTTGCAATAAGAAAAAGAAAATGGCTAATGGAGGCAAGGTCTCCGAGAAAAAGAAACCTCAACTGAAATGTGGAGGCAAGGTTAAGAAAAAGAAGTAATAACCGGAGGGGTATATCCCCTCCTCAGTATTTAGCATATGAAAAATTCAGAATTTGTATCTAGAATCATAAATGATATGAACTCCATCAATAAGGACGCTCATGTCAGTAGGAGATGGATATTATCCATAGGAAGACAAAAGGCAAGATCATATATAGCCCAGAAGTATGCTGATGGAACCTTGTTCGGCGAGGAATCACTGTATACTCATATCAATTGCATGGAGATGGATAGGGTTCGGAAAATTGATTGTTGTTTTGATGAGTTTAAACTATGCAGGATACTTATGAGATCCAAGAAAAGATTGCCCGATATGATATATACCCGTATAGGTCCGGCTATCATCAAAGTATCAAACATCATGGATGATATTATATTTACCTCCATATCGTTAAGAAAATACGCTAACAACAAGGAACGTAAATACGGGAATATAGATCAATACTATTATTATGTCAATGATGGATATATCTATATACCAGATATTAACATAGAGGCTATAAATGTTGATCTTATAACTCTCGACAGAAAAGCGGCGTTAGAGCTAGGGGGATGTGGAGCTGAAAAAGATAAGCCATGTACATCTCAATGGGATTATGATTTCATATGCCCAGACAAACTTCTTGAATATGTGGTTTCCGAAACATTAAGGGAAACTGTAACCAAATTGCAGATCCCTACGGATGAGAACCCGGATATGGATATTAATAAGAAAACACAAAAAATTCAATAACATGAATCTAATAAGATCAATAATCAATTTCTTTGGTTTCAATGACGCCATAGTTGACGGTATAGGCGAAAGAGGGATGAGAGACAGCTCTATTATAAGATATAATGAGGTGCACGATATGTATGACAAGATTATAAAAGATCTGGGAGATATGTCGGCTTACGTATCCAAGGGTTATATCTATGATAAGATAAAGGAAAGAACGGGATTAAGTACCAGACATATTAGTAGGATATTAAATCATACTAAGAGAAAAGATCTTAGGTTTATATAAAAAGGAGAGGATAATCAACCTCTCCTTTTTGTTTTTAACAGCCTCCACCTTGACTTGGATTAGATACATACATGCTTGTAGCATTGCTAACACAATCACTTCCGCCTGATATCGTTCCCGATCCGGATGGTATGGTGACTGTTTTAGTGGTAGAGAAATATTCTACATCTCCAGATGGTTCAGATCTAGTATAATACACATCAAATGATGCTGTTTTAGATTTACCACATGGATTATCATAGCTTACGGATATACTTAAGCATTGTCCATTAAAACTTCCGCTAGCGTAAGCGCTCCATGTTTCGAGGCAATCGCATCTATCGGCCTGCGCCAAGCCATTAGCGTAAGAGATACCATCGGATTGGAGGTTATTGTCGGCTATCCTATTTGCCTCGTCCTTGGTGCAGGCGGTGTATTTTTGTGTATAAATTTCTTGTATTAGGATGAAATCGTTATATTTGTGATATGAAAACAAAGTCATTTAAAATACTTGATCAGTACTTTCTCCGTTTTTATAGATCTATTATGTCTAAGAACGGCAAGAGAAGGAAACATACGATTGTGGACAAGAATGATATTCTCGAATGTCAGTCCTTGATATGGAAGGTCATACGTGATAAGTATCTGGATAATGAGGGTGGGGTTTATATAAACAACATCGGTTATCTGTGCCATAAGATCAATCCTAATCGTAAGATATATCTAAATAAGCTTACCGGTACTATTAACAGACGTGGAACTGGTGGATATTCTTATGTCCATACATGTATTGATTTTATGCCTCGGAACAAGTATTTCCATCTCTATGTTTCTCCGGCGTTGAATAAGGAGTGTAGATTGGCTATGGAATCAGGTAGGAGGTATAAGTTCTTGTACCGGGAGGTTGAGTCGGAGAGTAAGGTATTTGGAGTTAAATGGGTTTATAAGCTGTAGAAGTTTTTGTGATCCAGTTAGCCCGTGAGGGTAGACTGGATTTTTTTTGTATCACGGATTCAAATACATATCTTTGTGCAAAAGACTTAAATATGACTATAAAAGGGCTATTGGCCGAGATCAAGGCCGATTTACATAAATACGATGATAGCGGGGCTATAGATACCTCGTCTGTTTATAGATGGGCTGAGATCGCCTTGAAAAGGTTCGGGGGTGTTATAGCGGTCATGTCCGAGGCAGTTGTCAAGACCAGCAACAAACAGGCGGTATTGCCTTCCGATTTTTTCGACATGCTTGACGCCTATAGGTGTGAGCCTCTTGTCTGTGAGATTCCGGGCGGCGACAAGGCTAAGGCTGACCTCCAACATGAGATCGGCTGGGTCGAGCGCACCGAGCGCGGTTTCCGTTGGAACTCCTGCACCGAGTGCTGTAAGGAGGAGTTTGAGAAGACGATCACGGAGAGGATATATATCGGGTCTCACGAGGTTCGATTTCATTACCATCATCCCGTAAGGCTGTCTATAGGTCGAGGACTGAGGCGTGATTGCGCCGCCGACAAGTATCGGGATAAGTACGATTGGGATAATTATGATATAACTATATCCGGCAATACTATGTATACAGGGTTTGATGGATTTATTTATATCATATATCGTGCTACACCCAAGGATGATGACGGTCTCCCATATATACCTGAAACGGCGTTAGGATACCTTGAGGATTATGTCGAGACGTATATCAAGATGAAGATCTTCGAGAATGCCGCCGTGAATGGCTTGATACAAGGCGCTGGTGACGCTTATAAATTATATGCTCAGCAGGAGCCGGGTAAGTTCGCTAGGGCTATGAAGGAGCTTAAGATGTCGATGATCACGTTAAATGATTATCGGGAGTTGGCTGAGGATAATAGGAGAAGGATGTTGTCTTATGAGCGGATGTGGCCTAATGCTTTTGATAAGTATATCAAATTTATTTAGTTGCGGGGGAGGGAATCGAACCCTCGATCTTTAGGTTATGAGCCTAATGAGATACCTCTTCTCCACCCCGCGATTATGACGCGAATATACGTTTTTTTAAAAAGAAAAAAAGATAATATGGCAAAGAAAAATGATTGGATACATTTAGATAAGACAAGTGGTACTGGTCCCGCTGAGGTTAAAGTTACCGCTGATATTAATGAGACTGGCGAGATACGTCAGGTAACGTACAAGGTTATAAAAGAGGGAACCAAGGAGGAGAAGACGTTCGTGTGCAGGCAGGAGTCCGTCCCGGTGGTGATCATCCCGGAGTTCGATTACCTTGTTCTTAGGTATATCTGGGCTGACGAGGACGGCATTGACTTTGACACGGCTACCGGTTTCGATAACACCGGCCTCCCGGACGTTGACGGCAAGCTGGTTGGTTGGAGTAAACAGTATCAGACCACGCAGGAACGGGTAGGTGATTATCTTATCCATGGCGGTGATAACATGGAATCAGGTAATGAGGCTGCCTTGATCCAGATGGGGCCGTTGTTGGATGGTGATAATTACGATAAATTACCTCTTGAGATCAGGTGTAGTATATACGGTAACTGGTATGGTGGTCGTGAGAAAGGTAATGTCACTATCAGGTTCACGGCATATAAGGGCGGTTCTATGGAGAAACGTGGATATGATTTTGTCAATATCGGAGGCGAGGAGGTTTATACCGGTGATGCCCCTACCAACGTATCCGCTCATGGTGAGGATAATTGGCAAAATATAAAGACCTTGTATTCTAAGGTAGGCACGATGATCTATAACAAGGAATCTCGTGACTGTATTGTAAGAATAGGTGAATAGATTTTTCTTCATAATATAAACACATCGGCTCTCTTGTTCGTGAGGATAGGAGAGTTTTTTTATTTTTTTTAATCCTTCACTTATGACATATTTGATCTTTTATTGCGTGGGAATAATCTAGCTTTGCCGAAAACTAGGATCATGATAACTTTAAATGATGTAAATAACGAACTCCATGTCCGGTTATATATACTGGAGGTGCTTAAGGATTATATAAGAGATGATGATTTCGATGGCCTTGTAGATAAGGCGTTGGATTTTGTCATGGAAGGCGTTTCTATGCCTAAGGCTCCGACCAAGGATACCACCATGAGTGACATATCAAAGAGCGTTTTGGCCTTGGTAGCGGGTGCTGGATTAGATGAGAGGTTAAGCAAAAGCTCTTTAGAGTTAGCTTACGATAGGTGTAAGATGAGGTACGTATTCGATCCTCGAAATCGGGATATACACGGTGTGATCGTAGGTTATTCCAATGACTTTAATAGTCTGGTAGCTGTGTGTGATGAGGGATCGAAGAAAGGAGTGGACAAAGGATCTACCGATTTTGTGGATGTCAATGAGAGATACGTGACTAACGGTTTCTTTTACATATCTGTAGAGGATGCCGATAAGCAATCGAACTACATGGGTAAAAATTTGTAATTGTTGTGTTTTTGTACTTTACACGAGCGTTTAAAAGTATTTAGTTCTCCTCCTGACTTGTGAAAGTCTGGAGGATTTTTTATTTTCGTACGATTTGAATGTTTTGCATAATACGTACTGTTTATTAGAATCCGCCACATAAGTGATTATCTGGTGGATTTATTATATTTGCGAAAAAGATAATGTCGTGCAAAATAACTCTAACATAGCGGTTCCCGACTCCGGGATGAACAGGGATAAGCATCCACAGGATCTATCCCCGTCTGAATATAGTTTCGCCTTGAACGCTACCATAGAGGGTGACGATGGAAGCCAGCTTAAGATCCAGAACGAGCCTAGTACCCTTTTATGTAAGCGATTTGATGGCTATAAGGTTATTGGGTATAAGAATGACATAGCTGGTGATAACACTTATTTCTTTCTATCTAATCCGGATGATAATACGTCTAAGATCACGTTCATGCGGTCATTGGATTATATCAAGACCGTGGAGGATCAATTGGCTGGATCGGGAAAGGACATCCATCGTATCCTTGGCGAGAGGCTTGAGGAGTCGGATGGTCGTTTTGATGAGATATGTGATTTGATGGAGGTCCTGATAGAGGACGGGGTTGATGACCCTTGTCTTAATTTCTCCATTCATCATCCGATCTTCGATATAGAGATCAAGGACGAGAAATGCGGGAAGGTGATATACTGGACCGATGGATATAATCCCCAGCGATATGTTATGGTCGATAAGGCCCTTAACCCGGATGATGATGGTGACTTTTGGTATCATTACCATGGGTATAAGATATGTGGGGATGACAAGCCAATAGAGAGATGTAGGCTGGCTTGCGAGAAGCTGCTGGTGTTCCCGTTGCTGACGGCCCCGTGCGTGGAGCCTGAGGTCGTGGAGTTCGGGGGGAGCCTGCGTGCCGGGACCTACCAGTTCTGCGTGGCGTTGTGCGATGAGTTCGGGATAGAGAAGACCGGATATTGCTCATTGACCAACCCAATCATGTTATTCGATCGCCAAGATGTGGTTATCCGTGATGGTTTATGGGGTAAGTCAACCAATATGGGTATCCGCCTTACTGTATCCAATATAGACAAGCAGGTATCTCATTATAAGATAGGTGTTATACAGAACACGGTTGGGTTTAATGGTGAGCAAAGCCCGGTTCTTGAGTATTTCATAGAAGGTATACATCCGATAACGGAAAGGACCATCTATTACCTTACGGATCAGTATAGCGAGCGTACGACCATGGAGAAGTTATCCAAGGAAATACCGGTATATAAGACAGCCAGAGGCATGACGTCTGTCGGAAATCGTCTTCTTCAATACGGATTGACCGTGGAGAATGAATGGAATCTTCAACCGGTCGTTAATTTCTTGGGTCATTTCGTTAAATGGCAGACATCGATAGCCACGGAGAATCTGTATAAAGACGGTGTGGCTTGCTCTAAATACGCCTCTTTCATGCGTGACGAGGTATATCCGTTGGGTATAAGGTTCTTTACCAATACAGGATACAGGACAGCTAGATTCCCGCTTATCCCTCGTCCGGCCACAAGGGAGGAGATGGAGGTTATCGTTGATGAGGACGGTAACTCTGACGACCTGTCGGCTGCGTCGGTGCTGGAGAACAACCCGCAGTGCGCGGGGAACAGCCGCCGTCATCTTTGGCAGTTTAAGAATACGGCAAAGATCATAAACGACCCATCTTGGGGATTTGATGATTTTGGAGGAGAATGCAAGAATCAGCTAGATGTCAAGCAACTCAGATATGTAGAGCAGGAATATGCCACGGTAGGAGAGACCCAATTCGTTATCAACACGATGGGGGAAGATGTTACGGTAGATGATGCTATTGATTATATCGCTGATAATATAGAGAACCTGTGTGATATCATAGAATCTAATGTAGGTATTACTGACGAGTTATGCGCTGCTATATCATTGCCGGAGGATCAAGACGGTATAAAGGCTCCCGATTTCCCTAGTGGATGTGATGATATCGAGAGGATAGAGACCAGGACTATATTGGATAAAAACTCTTTGGTGGATTCTAGGATTGATTTTACATATAAGCTGGCTAGTGATTATACGGAGACCGAGCCTACCACCTTAATACAAAGTAACGCCGAGTCACAAAGGAAATTCTCTGTATTGTGTGATTTCGATAATTATTCCAGTGGAGGTAAGAATATCATAGATCTGGTTCAGGAATGGTTGGATGGTCAGGATGAGGATAAATTCCCGTCTGATATAGACTCCTCCGCCTTGGTCTTGTGTCAGGATATGTCTAATGTTCGGCAGTTATATGATGAGGGTATATGTACTAATGGGTGTTCGGTAGGTGATCCTCACGTGAATCCTACTATTAACGATGTTCAACTTCCTACATTCCAAGGGGGTAGGTCATTGGGTAAGTGCACATATTTGTATCAATATCCCGGATGGGAAGGAAAGAAGCATACGGAGACGATGCTTGATCAGTTAATGGATACGATGGAGGCTTATTTTCCCCAATATGAGAGTCAGTTTGGTATCGAGAACGCCATGTGTCTTTTTGGCGATGGTGATAATTCTAAGTTTAATACCGGTATAACTACTGACTGGGAAGGTCGTGTGTCTGTGCAGAATGATATTGACGCCAAGACCAATTGGTTCGGTAGAAGCAACTTGACTTATTTCAAGTTCTATCCACATGTATCCTCATACGCCAGATGGGTGGAGTTGGATTACGAGAAATACATAAGTGGTTTATCCGATCCTGATAACGGTATTATGTATATAGAGATGATGGGTAACTATAATTATCCGATCGGCGACTCATCATCATACAATAAGGTTCGTATAACGTTTTTCTCGGACAAGGAAGGTACCGTGGCTCCTAATCCTTTGGCTAATGATGCCAAGAAAGGTGTTATAGTGAATTACGTGGATCATAAGATATTTATGATGCCAAAGTACTTGTTCTGGAATGATGACAAGACTACTTTCCATAAGATATATGTTTGCATCGAGCCTGCGGTATGCGTGTTCTTCACCGGTTTCGCCATGAGGCAGGACATGAAGGAGCTTGCCGGATTCTATACGGCCGGCACCGCCATCTTCCCCGCCCCGTTCTGTTTTGGCATTCGGCCGCTGGAGGTGAAATACGTGTTCTTCTTCACGAAAGAATTGAAATTAAGGAGATTTGTTACCTATGAGGCGAAATGTGTCTCATGTGGAGATAAACCCGCTGACTGCGCTCCCAGACCATATCAGTATGGTGATTTCGGATATTGGGAGTCTACTAATAAGTACCCGGCTAATTTTGAGTTGTATGATTCAAGTAAGATCGGGATATCATTGGGAGGATCAAAGAGGAAGGACATAATAGATTCTTTGACGAAATACTATGGGTCTCCTAAATCAGTTGGGGGTAAGTCTTATTTCACCGGTAATGGGGGTAACGCTGAGTACCCCAATACGTCAACCACGTTTTGTCAGAGACCTATACGTCATTACAAGTTCCCGGATAACTCTGTCGCTCCTTTTATGGGTAATCCGTCTCAGCTGACCGGTCAATATGGAGTTGACTCCTATATTTATCCTATGGGGGTGATGCTTGATGACGATATCGTTAATGAGTTTCTGGATATAGCGGTAGAGAACGGTCTTATAGATAAGGCTAGAAGAGATTCTATAATAGGATATGAGTTGTATAGGGGCGATAGGACGTTGGATAAGAGCGTTATCGGGACCGGTCTGGCTTATGATATGTTTAAGTACGATGATCCCGACGGATCGGCTAACCTTTATCCTAATTACCCTTACAACGATTTGTCTGATGATATGTATATCTATAAGGATATTAATCGTGAGAAATTTATAACGCATCCGTTTAACAGGAAGGGTAATATCTGGTATTCATTCTTAAGCCCTGATATTGCCTTTAACAAGCCTGACGCTCCCACCGAGTGCCTTGTTGATGGTTATCAATTAGGTAAATCCTCAGGTATATTCAGGGAGGTGGAGGATCACCCTAAATGGACGATATTAGGGAGTAAGGCTTACAGTATGGCAACATCATTGGCTACGGTGGAGGCTATGGCTAATTTAATATCCGCTATAGCTGAGTATACATATCAGTCGGCTTCACAGCAATATGTCGGTGGAGGTGTGTTCTTTTTAGCCAACCCTGTCGGCATAGCGCTGACGGCTATCCGTCTGGCTACAGGTATCGCCAAGGCCACAGCCCAGTCCGTGGTGGATATAGGCAAGTATAGGTATCAGTGGTTAACGGCATTGATAGATAGGGGACCTAGACGGAACTATGCTTATTACTATACTTCTGTCGCTCATTATAATTTATTTTACCAAAAAATAGGGGAGTCAGAGTTACGTGGATTGTCAACGGCTAAATATATCAAGAGCGGGTTATATCCGGTAACAGATATCTCTTCGCAAGGGGAGACCGTAGGCGGTAAGCCTATTATCATAAACAACCTCGATCGTGAGCATTCATTGTTCATGTCATTTGGTATGGATAAGTATATGCTTGAATATCCGGAGTTGGTTTCAAGTTACGATACCAGCCGTATTCAGGATGAGTGTAATATTCGTAACGATGAGGTGGCTGGTATGACGCCTCATTTTATGACACGTGAATCTTTCGTATCCTGCCCCTATATGAGGATAAAGAAATATTCTCCGGCTCAATACGGGCAGATAGAGGATATCAGGTGGGTATCGTTAGGTGGTTGCGGGTTGATGGATAAGGATAAGCGTAAACCTGTTTTTGGAGGTGATGTATTTATATCAAGATTCTCGCTTAAGAGGAAGATGCCTATGTTTTATTTGACTCAGTTCGGTCAGGGGGACATGATACCATTCCCTTATTATGATTATCGGAACATCGGGTATCCCCGTTATTTCGTTAATTACGATACCGGGGAGGATTATCTTAATAAGACCGATACGGATACCGGATCGCTATACTCTTTCCCTAGCCGGAAGAGCGCTTATGAGATGGTTTGCAAGACCGGAGATATGTATCTTAGCGGTCGTTTCTTCCTATATTTCTATGGCATACCTCAGTTTCTTGTGGAGTCTGAGATCAATTGCAATTTCCGTATAGCCGGCCCTGAGCCTTACGAGGGGTTCTATCCGGAGGTGGGGGATTATATATCATGGACTCAGGAGCGTAATGTCCCTATATCAAGGAGTAATGTGTTTAAGATGAGTCCTGTGTATAAGAATCGATTTACGTTAGGTGGCAGGTCATTACCAGAGACGTATGATAGCAATTTTTGGGACTGCGCTTACCAAAGACCCAACGGCGTCATATGGAGCACCGCCGACGTGTCGGAGAATGGCATGACCGATCCTTGGCTGTCGTACAAGCCTATGGATTACCATGAGTTCAAGACCTCTTTCGGGAAACTTATAAGCATGAAAGGGATAGAGTCGGATCAGATACTGGCTCGTTTTGAGAATCAGGTAGGGTTGTACAATGCCATAGACGTGTTGGCGGAGAGAATATCCCCGGAGAATAGCGAGCTAGGGACAGGTGGTCTTTTCGCCTCTCGTGGTATCGAGTATAATAATACGACGTTAGGATATTCCGGGACCCAGAGCCGGGATATGATCAGTTGCGAGTTTGGGCATTTTTGGGTCGATTTAAGGCGTGGTCAGGTGTTTAAGGTAGATTCTAATGGTAGGAATCTTACGGAGGTCACACCGGGGCTTAGAAACTGGTTTAAGGAGCATCTTCAGATGAAGATCATCCGTAGCCGGATATATAACGCTGATACGGACGCTGAGTTGTCTTATTATGATATCGATAACAAGTTCTTTGGTATAGGGCTATCCATGGGCTGGGACAATCGGTTCAAGAGGGTTCTGATAACCAAGAAAGATTATATACCGGTAGGGAATCCGAGCGAGTACCAATTCCGTGGCGGCCGGTTCTACAGGAACGGGCAGGCGGTGGAGCTACAGGACGCCAGCCATTTCACGGACGTCTCGTTCACCGTTGGATATAACTGCCTGAAGGGTGAGTGGAAATCATATTTATCCTACACCCCTGATTATTATATCGAGCACCAGCATTATTTCCAGTCTGGAAAGAACTACTCAAGTGAAAGTCAGGAGATAGGGTTATGGTCTCATGGATTGACCAACCAATCGTATCAAGTATTTTACGGTAAGCTATATCCGTTCGTTATAGAGGTACCGGTACGTGAGCAGTATGTGAATAAGATCCTCACGAACTACCAATATAGGATGGATGCCAGAAGGTATCAGGATGAGGTTAATTACCAAATTCTTAGGACTACCGGATTCAATAAGGCATGGTTTTATAACGATACCAACAACAGCGGTGAGCTTCGGATGGTTATCGCTGACAAGAACGATATGAGCCAGCGGTTAAGGTATCCTGTAACCAATGACGATAGCCGTGAGATACTGGTGACGGAGGTTGATCAGAAGATAAATATAAATGACTATTTTAACGAAGTCAAAGACGATACTAATAACCTCCCGGTATGGATCAAGGATGTGAATGACATTGACCGGAAGATCGACCCTAGGGCTGTCGATTATCATCGGAGGTGGCGGGATCGTCTTCGTGGCGATTGGTTCTTGGCAAGGTTCGTGAATGACATTGAGAGCCGGTTCAAGATGATAGTTCGTTGGTTTAGCAATGAAGAGAAAATATATTGATTTATTAACATATGGGGGGGGGTATTTGCCTCTTCCTTTTATATATTGAAATGATATTCTCGCGAATAATACATAATTCATGTAAATCATTTGTATCGAATTATGTATAATAGCCAAAAGCTATTCCGATTATTAGCCTAAGCCTTGAGACAGAGGCTACGTTATTTGAGAATACATAGTTACCTACGGATGTTTATCCAAGTCTGTAGCTCTAAGGTAAGTGATTAAACAATGGTTGTATTCGGGCCATAGTGTCGCTTGCATCAAAACCTCAAAATAACATTGGCGATGGGTACTAACAGGGTTTTGCCCTGACTTATGTTGAATAAACATTGAATTAGTTTGTAAAATGGTGTATGTACAGGATATAGATGGTAAACCGATGATGCCTACGACAAGGCATGGGAAGGTTAGGCGACTGCTAAAAGACAGCAAAGCGATTGTCGTGAACACATGTCCTTTTACCATCAAATTGATGTACAAGACATCCGATTACAAACAAGAAATTGTGTTAGGCGTTGATGCCGGAACCAAGCATGTTGGTCTATCAGCAACGACGAAAAGTAAAGAACTTTACAGCAGTGAAGTTATTCTTAGAAGTGATATTGTAGAACTTTTGTCTACAAGAAGAGAGTCAAGAAGAACGAGACGGAACAGATTGAGATATAGGGAGCCTCGTTTTGACAACAGGATAAAAAGCAAACGTACAGGATGGGTAGCACCTTCGGTACGACATAGGATTGATGCCCATATTCGTATTATTAACAACGTATGTTCTATCCTGCCGATATCCCGTATCATCATTGAGGTCGCTCAGTTCGATACCCAGAAAATCAAGAATCCTGACATCTCCGGCGATGAATATCAGGAAGGAGATCAACTTGGTTTTTGGAATGTTAGGGAATATGTCTTGGCAAGGGATGGACATAAATGTCAACATTGTAAAGGAAAGTCGAAAGATCCGATCTTGAATATCCATCACATCGAATCTCGAAAAACAGGAGGTGATTCTCCTTCAAATCTTATTACTTTATGTGAGACTTGTCATAAGGAGTATCATAAAGGTAACATCGATTTGAGGGTAAAACGAGGCAAGTCGCTTCGCGACGCAGCCGTGATGGGGATCATGAAATGGAAGTTGTACGAGGAGTTAAAATCCAGATACGACAACGTTTCGATGACCTTCGGTTACATCACTAAACATAATCGGATTAAATACGGGATTGAAAAATCTCATACATCCGACGCTTTTGTCATTTCTAGGAACTTCAATGCTTTAATGTTAAAATATCATTACAAGGTAAGGTTAGTCAGAAGACATAATCGTCAAATCCACAAACAAAAGGTTTTAAAAGGAGGGGTTAAAAAGCCGAATCAATCTCCTTTTGAAGTTTTTGGATTTCGTTTGTTTGATAGGGTTATGTTTGAAGGCGATTGTCACTTCATATTTGGGAGACGTAAATCGGGTAGTTTCAATATCCGTGATATTGATGGTGGTAATCAACGTGATGTTACTTACAAAAAGTTGAAATTATCAAGATGTAAACGTTTTATGATACAAAATAAAATATTTTGATTAATTTAAATAGAAATAAGGATATGGAAGATTTTATTGGTAAGTACAATGGCAATCAAATAGACAGTAGGCTTGATAAGGTCAAGGATATGGTTGGGGCCACGGCCTCCGTCGCCGGTACTGCGGGATTGGTGCCGGCCCCAGCAGCGGGCAAACAGGCATCTTTCCTTCGTGGCGATGGTGTCTGGGCTGATGGTATAGCCACAGAATGGGTGGATATCTCAAGCTATATTTTACAAGGAGCTGATTTTAAGAAAAATGCTACTAAGGAAGGTTTTGATAAGATAAAAAGCTGTATTATTAATAAACAGCATATGTATATGCATTATAAAATCGAAATGGGTGGCGATGTAGTCGCTTTAACAGTTGATTTTATAACTAGTTTTTTGTATGTTAATATATTCTTGGTTATGGTTGATTTTACGAGTCCTGATTTGAAACAAGTAGTAATAGATTCGAGTGATTATAGTATAACCGTAACAAAAATTTAATGTTATGATTCAAAAAAGGAAGGTTGCCAAGAGCTCAGGCAAGTGCCCTAAATCGGGGTGCATCAAAAAAGTAGGAAGTGATTGGAGAGTGCTTAGTAACAAGACCGGAAAGTTATGGCCGGCCAAGTACAAGTCGAGGGATTCGGCTAAGAAAGCCTTAGCGGCTTATCATATGCATTGATGGTATAGGCGGGTAGGTGATATGGATCATGTATCCGTCTAATGTTTTAATCCGCATCTGATTATACCTATCTTTGTAGAAAACGTAATTTATGGCTAAGAAAGATAAGAAGGAGGAAATCCCATCGTGGATAAAGGATTTATATAAGGAGGATCTTAACCGGGTTGTCAATGGCGAGCGTCCTATGTATTTTAGGGGGATGGATGACAGCCCTTTAAAGAACGTATCCCCGGAGTTTGATATCCTTAGCGGAGGAGCTGCCGTCAAGGGTATGAATGGGATAAGAGGTGCGTTGTCCCCGTTGAATAACGGTATGGGTAATTATAATTTCAGCCTCATAGGTATAAATAAGAAGATAGGCGAGCTAGTTGATGAGGCGGGATTGTATTTGCCTGAGAAATTAAGACCTGTATATCGGACTGTGGTGGACGCTATGTCGAGATCCAAGGATAAGGGGTTGGGTCATATCACGCAGCCGTTGGCTAACGTCCTGTATCCTGCGGACGAGCGACGGGACCGGCGTCTGGATGGGGAGCATCCTGTTGGTTATGTGGATGCCATAGACGGCATATGGCCTAGGGATAAATATGGGCTATGGGGAGAGAAAATTGAGCGGAAAGTAGAAGGAGGTCCTACTGGTAATGATCCTATGTATGTAAGACAAGATGTATCTGATAGAGCTTCGTATTTAAAAGACATCATAGGTAACGCCATAAGAAGGAGGTTGTACGAGAATGTCACCCCTGATGTGGTAGCCTCAAATGCTAGCCTTCCTGACAAGGTCAATGAGTTTATATATGGCAGAAACGGGAAGGCTAACGTTGATGAATATAGCGATCAACTATGGGCGAGATTTTTATCTCAACCTAATAATCTAGATGGCAATAATAAGGAGATACGGATTCCTGATAATGTCATTACTGATATTGAGAAGATGTTCAATCGTGACACTAAGGATGAGATAAAGAGGTTAGATAAGAAAATACATGATACGGAGCAAGAAATATATGGCTCTGATACACCGGCATCAGATGAGCTTTATGGTAAATTGGAGTTCTTAAAAAAATCAAGAGAGTGGGTAGATACTTTTGAGAAGAATCGTAATTCGGTAAGATCTGGTAAACCTACGGTTTTTTCTGAGTACGATTTTTATCCCGAAGCTGCTGGTGAGCTTACCCCGTTATCAGGGTTTGGTAATTTTACAATTTATAGACGTCCGGATGGAAGGTTAGGCGTTTACGATGTATATGATTTTTATAGTAATGATCAAGAGTTCCCGATTAATATAGCTACCAAGGTATTAGATGCTATAGGTGATAAGTTTGAGGAGAGAGGGTCGTTTAAGGATTATAGTCCTCTCCCGGTAAGCGGGAAAGACGCTCTTATCCGTAACGCTATTATGTCTAAGAATAAGTTAGAGGGTAAGGAAGATGGAGGACCGGTTGATACAGGGCGAGATTACGGGTCTGGTAAATATGTTATTGACCCAAACAGATCAGAGGATAGTAAGATGGCTGTGTATGATGAGATATGGGATTATCTGACGGATAAGAAGGGGATACCACAAACACAAGCGATCGGCATCCTGTCTAACATCGCCGCCGAGTCCGGAGGGGATACCACTGCCCTAGGAACCGCCGGTGACTTTGGTATCCAGCAATGGCTTGGACCGAGGAAGAAAGAGCTACAGCGCAGGTATGGTAAGAAGCCGACATTAACCCAACAACTGGATTATCTCGTGGATGAGTATCAGGGTAAGGTGCCGGGATTAGGATGGAACTACATTAATCAAGGCAAGTTCTTTGATAAGGACGCTCAAGGCAATATATATAATTACTATATGTATTCGAAAGCTGATTTTGATAACGCCACGAATTATAAGGACGCTACCGTGGCATGGAATCAAGGATACGGAAGACCCCTTGGATCGACATTAAGAAACGAGAAGCGGTTTGAGTTCGCCGATATGTTCTCCAACAGATACGGTGTCCCGGAGAACGGGCCAATGAGGTACGAGTTCGGGCAGCGGGATTCTGGTACGGGGGACGGAGGTCAGCAGCCCGTACCTGAGACGGTAGCCCCTGCCGATCCTTCTTTGGCTTCTCGCCCTTCCATAGATAGCTGGTGGGAGAAGGAGGGTCAAGACCTGTTATATAAGATGCTAGCTCAATCTGGCGCTAACAAGAAAGCTATAGAGGATATCGCTAATAACATCAAGAACGACCCCCAATCAGAGAAGCAGATAGCGGAAGCCGAGCGTATGCGTAGAGAACAGGCGAAAAGGCAGTTGGTACTTAATATGATACCGGGATTAAGCCTTAACATAAAAGAC